CGCCGCCAGAGCCGCCAGTTACGCCAGAGCCGCCAGTTACGCCAGTGACGCCAGTTACGCCGCCAGAGCCGCCAGTGACGCCGCCAGTTACGCCAGTGACGCCAGTTACGCCAGTGAGCGAGACCGAATCCTGTCCATGGCGGCTGAGATCTGCGTTCAGGCTTGCGTTGAATGCGGCTCGCCCGGAGCTAAATTCTTAGACCTCGCGCCGCTGTAGGCCGGCCACCAGCCGTAGCATCGCACCTGTTGGAAAGAGTGAGGATATGAGCATGAGCAGCGGGCAGATAACTTACAGATTGATTGATGTGGGGCGAAGCAAGGTGAACAGAGTAGTGACAGTTTCCAGCTACGGGCAGCTACTCAGAGAAGTCAAGAAGCATCTAGCCTCTAGGCTCGTTGAGATAGGCGACGACGGATTCATATACGCTGGTGATCGTCCAGTGGGCCGAATTGAAGTTGAGGTTACGGCATGAGTTACTACGACGCCCCTTCCTGGTCGTGGGAAGAGCAGCCCCACGTAGATCCCTACCCGTTCACACCAACAACCGATAACGATAGCCTCGTGGCGTCTATTGAAGCCGCTATAGCCTACGAGGACGATTGCGCTCAACAGGACGACAGACTGCTAGCAGAGCAGCAGTACCGAATGGAAGCAGACTACTTCGAGTACCAGCTTTTGATGAGGGATGAAGCAGCATGAACATCACAATCGAACTAGCACAAGAGTACGGCGACTACCGGGCATGGTGCGTGAAGAACGGGGTTGGCGCGTTTCAGTTTGACAACTGGCTCAGGTTACGGGATATACGCCCGGAGGATTTGACGGTGGTCAATACGACGTGGACGCTGTTAGAGCAGGACAGGTTGCTGCCGGAGGTGAGTGTGAGATGATCAGGCCTTTCATTGTCGAGCGAACGAAGACGTACCAAGTTGTCGTTATGGCTGAGGACTCTAGAGAGGCCATCAGAATCTCTGACGAGGAAACCGACTGGCACGACCACGACTGCGAGGACACGACCACTAGCTGGGAAGCTGGCTCGGGCGACGTTGGTGACGATGAAATCCCTTACGGTAACAACCCTGAAATGAAGACTTACAAAGAACTCCTGGAAGCCGAGACTGCGCCATGAACAGCAAACAGAAGTTCTACACAAGCCTCGCCTTTGTGTTGCTAGACAGCGCACTGATTATTGGCTTGTTGTTTGTTGCCAAAGAGAAGTTTTGGCCTGTTGTGGGGCTGTCAATTACCCTCGGGATAAGCGGGAACCTTAGAGGAGCGATGAGGCTACGATGACCGCCACCACCGCCCCTACGAATGCCCCGGCCCGCCCCGATGCCAGATTGAGAGGTCGAATAGATGAAGGACTTAAAGCACACTATCATCCGCACCATAAACGAAGAGTTTGAGCTTACCGACAAAGACCACGCTCACGAGATAGCAAGTCACATCATCTGCGAAATTCAGAAGTGGCTGGATGCGCGGGACCCGGACGCCCACAAGCAGCCGGAGCCTCAGGAGCCTGCATTGCGCTCTGTTGACAATGTGCACTCAGACCCTATTGAGCAGATCGCCTTTGAGTTAGCTTTCGAGCTAGAAGAGGCTCAGTTAAGTCCAAACGACCTTGTAACTGTTAACCGAGAAAAGCTACGCGCCATTGCCAAGAGAATTCATGCACGTGCTATGGAGGCTGAGGCCGCGCCTCCCCCGGATACAGGTGGCGTCCTGCGTAGCATTGAGAATCAAGCGTTGCGGGCTATGTTCGCAGGAGCGGCTATGCAAGGCCTACTAGCTAATCCTCAATGGAGCAACATGAGCCAAACCTGGTTTACCTCGTGGTCAGTTTGTTACGCTGATAAGCTGCTACTGGAGCTTGGGGTGGAGCGGGAACGGAGCCAGCCCCATGTGCATGGTTGATTTAGACGACGACGGACGCTCTGTTATCTGGGAGAAGTCGTGGCCCAAAGCGCGGAAAGAGTACCGCTGTGGAGAGTGCGACTCGGTGATAGCAATCGGTGAGAAGCACGAGAAGCACTCATCCCTGTTTGACGGCGCTTGGTCCAACCATCGTATGTGCTACCCCTGCTCATATGCCGCTGATTGGTTAATGGATGAGTGCGGTGGTTTTATCTATGGCTCAGTTTACATCGACATCAAAGACCATCTAGAAGACGGGGAAGTGCGCCCTGCTGATGTCGTTGCAAAGCTGACCGAGTTTGCCGAAGGGATGGAAGCGAGAAAGCTGGCATCACGCGCCGCTTCCACCTAACACACGAACTCCACTTCCCTCGCCCCTACGCTTCAGGCACACAGGGGCCGGAGAGGTGGGGAGTCGCCCCGTGAGTTACTGAGAGGTGGACCGGGGCGCACCCTTTCCATGAAGGAGCCAGAAATGGACAAGAAGCACTGCCGAGGTTGCCGAGACAACTTCTACAACGGCAATAACCCGCTTGGCGTCAAGGAGTGCTGGATGCTGGAAGATGCCAAGTTAATCATGCGCAAGGAGGTGGACATAAACCAACGGCCACCATGGGACCAAAAAGCCAAACGGGTTCCAAGTTGCTACTCAAAGGCTGGTAGTATCTTCGTTGCACCAGATAGGACAAAGTAACAGCTTGGTGGAGCGGCCTCACACGCGGCCAGCTGCACCACAAGACTTGGCCGAGTTGGCTACTTACTAACGGCTGACGAACCTTTTGGGCTAGTCAGTGTTCAGTCAACAGTACAAAGCAGGAATCGCGTAGCCCTGCACGGCTCGGCCAAGCGCGCATTTTGGAAACCACTCGCAAAAGGAGACGGCAATGGAGCTAATAGATGACCGCGACGAGCACGACGAAGACCCCGCGCCAATGACGTACCTTGAAGCCGCTGCCTGCTTTGTCTTCATGCGGCCCTACGCAACGCTGTGCGCGGTTGTGACGGCTTGTAGCACGGCGTACGTGGTGTTTGCGGTGTGTATGGGCTGGAGGCCGTTCTGATGAAGATATTCGAAAAGGGGATGAATGCCGAGGATATGCGGGCGCAGGTCAAAGACCTTGGGCTGTACGGTCCGGCCCGCTACCGGTTGCCTTGGGAGACTGTGGCTGTTGAGGAGCCGCGTTTCACGGTTGCGGATGCCTGCTTGTATGTTACCGTGACGTTTGTGGCGTTGATGCTGGTTACAGGGCTTGGGAGATAACAATGGCACTGGAAATGATTACCCCTGAAGAGTACATCATCCGCGAATGCGCCGACAAGAACCTTAAACAAGCGGATATCGCGAGGACGTACGCGGTTCTGATTAAACTGCCTGATTGTAAAGAATTGGACTGGAAATCCGTCAACAAGGCCATTGTCGCCAGGTGGAGCACGTCTGGATTGATCAGTGTCAAGAAGAGGGCATGGACTATTGTTAACGGGGTCAAGCTATGAGCAACACCACACCGCGAAACTGCGAAATCCTTCTGCGGTTCGTAATGCCCGTAGAAACGGCGCGTCCGTACTTCCGCAACCTTGAAGAGACGATGGAGAAGATTCGGCAAGACTACTTTGCCGACTGCACGGACACGGACTTCGAGATTGGGGAGCCGAGCAGAAAGAAGACGATGGGCCGATGACCGCCACCTACACACCCATCAACGAACGCGAAATAGCAAACCTGTGGCTGCTCTTCAGCTATACCGGCGTGCACGTATCCGCATTCCACGCGGTGCTGCTGCCCGGCTACCGCATCATGGGCTGGGAGTGGGCCGAGAAGTGTGTGGAAGGGTGGAGGAAGCCGTGAGTGTGCCGAAGCCGTTTTATGACGAAGGCGGGGAATGCATGATAAAAACCTGTGAGTGCGGATGCGGTGAGGCTGTTGCAAAAAACCGGAGATTCATAACACATCACAACTTTCGAATACCACAACCGTTTTCTAGTCAACACCGCGCGAGAATTGGTGCGGCGCAAAAGCGCGCTTGGGATACTACACGAAAGAGAACTCCTTTAGGCTCCAAAAACATCGATAGACATGGGTATGTACGCGTGAAAACACACCCAAGCTCTGGCAGGTGGACACCAGAGCACATTCTAGTTATCGAAGCCTGCATTGGCCGAAAGACAACTCCGGGTGAGCAAGTTCATCATATCAACGGCATAAGAGCAGATAACCGTCCAGAAAACCTGTACTTATGTCGAGACCATAACCACCACCAATCAATTGAACGATCACTTACAAAGGTCGCAAGAGAGCTTCTCAATGATGGAATCATCCGATTTAATACCGAAACCGGTACGTATGAACGCACTTCCTAGCCCCTACTATCAGTCTGAGGACGGCGGGGTGACCTTGTACCACGGAGATTGTAGGGAGATACTGCCGTTGCTTGGCAAGTTCGACCTCCTGCTTACCGACCCGCCGTACGGCATCAATTACGACAGCAGAGGCGGCAACGGGCTTCATTGGCGTAAGCAGTATGCAACTCCCAAAATCCAAGGCGACGACAAGCCTTTCGATCCTTCATTCCTATGGCAGTACGGATCGAGACAGATAGTATGGGGAGCAGACCACTTTCGGAATCAGTTGCCTAGTACTGGCAGATTCCTTGTTTGGCAAAAAGAAAGCCGAAGTAACGACAACCTGAAATTTGCAGACGCTGAAATGGCGTGGGACACCACTGGTACTTTATGCCGAGCTATCTATCACAGGCAGAATGGCTTTCTTAATGATGGATATGGCAACGGGGAACCCCGTCAACATCCAACACAGAAGCCGCTTAATGTCATGCTTTGGTGCCTTAGCATTGCTAACGATGCGCAGTCTATTGTTGACCCATTCTGCGGCTCCGGCACTACCCTTGTCGCCGCAAAGCAACTAGGACGCCGCGCCATCGGGATAGAGATAGATGAGCGTTACTGCGAGATTGCCGTCCAACGCCTCGCACAAGGCTGTCTGGAGCTTGCGGACTGATGCCTGCCCGCCGCCAAGCTGCCCCAGCTGTCAGTAAAAGGAGATTGTAAATGACCGCATTGATTGTTGAGACTGAGCCAGACATCATCGAACATGAAGGTCTGTTGATTGACCGGAATACTGGTGAGATTATGGGGCTGGCTGGTAAACCGGAATTCCACGTGACAGACCTGTCGTCCGCCGAATGGGTCCTTGAGAAGATGGACACAACGGACTTCGAGATCCACGGCCTCCGCTTACAGCTCGCCGCCATTCAAGAGCGCATGGAGAGCAAGATAGCCGAGAAGCAGCGCAGGATTGACTGGTTCAGAATGCGCTATGGATCCGAACTGGAACAGTTTGGGCGCGAGTACCTTGCAACCACCAAAGCTAAAACGAAGACGGTCAAGACGCCATTCGGAAACATCGCATTCCGCACCGTCAAAGGCCGCATTAAGGTCAAGGAAGGTGTCGAGACCACATACGATCTTCTGGATCCGTTCTCTGTAACACCACGAATAATCAAGTGGGCTGAGACCCTGGAGAGCAAGCCGTTGCAGGAAAAGCACACTGTGGCGTTCATGGTCTCGAAGCTGCCGAAAGACCTGACCATTGAAGACCTGCCCGCAGACCTTTTTGAGCAGACACCAGATGAAGAGAAGTGCGACATCAAGGTTGGCGCACGGTAGCCATTATATATGATTCGCGTGCGCGCGTGCGATAGCTCTTCATCATTTCTACTGGAAAAATATCTACAAAACAACTCGTATTTTGACCGGTCGCAAGGTATAATGATCATGGCTACCAACCAAGTGACAACCCAATATTTGAATACTTCCGACCGGTCCTTTTCAGGAATCGTTTCGGTACGCTATACTTACATCGGCCCTCTCGGGGTTTTCGCTTGGTTGGTAGCCTGCGATTACTTTCGAGGGGGCTTTTTTCGTCTCTGGCAGTTCTGATATGCCCAGAAAAAGACTTACACCAGAAGCCAGGGCCGCTCAAGAGGGCGGCACCTACATCTGGTATCCACACAAAACGCCCGGGTTCAGTTTTGTATTAGCGAATTCGGGCAACGCTTACGAGGTGAGCGATTCTACCTGCACGTGCATTTGGTTTCTTATGCACCATAGGGCGTGCAAACACATCGCAGCAAAACGCATAAAAGACGCGGCAAAGTCCGCAGAAAAGGACGCGATAAGATGACTGACAATTGGAACGGTGAAGGTTACGACGCAGAGGTATCGAGTGGCGGTGGCCTGTGGCTAAGACTGAAGAAGCGCGGCGACAAAGTGAGATTGAGGCTGTGTTCCTCACCATGCAGATACACGGAAACCTACACGAAAGACGATGGCACGGAAGAGACAAAACGCAAAGTATCTTGGCTCGCCATTCAGAAGGAAGTGGTAAACGGGCAACCAAGCAAGCGCGTAGTCGTGTTCCAGAATGGGCCGATGGTCTACGGGATATTGCGAGACTTAGACGCAGACGAGGCATGGGGCGATCCTCGCCTATACGACATTAGCGTAGAGCGCACAGAAGAGAGCGGCAAGTACTACACAGTTACCCCCCTTCCGAAACCTATGGGTCCAATCAGCGCGGAGGAGCAGGAATTGCTCAACACGGCGGCTGTTGATTGGCCTGCCATCTGTCTCAAGTCTCGCGGGGAAACTCCAGGCGGCACCGGGCCAGACGACGAAGATCCGTTCGCTTAAAGGAGTGGCTATGTACGTTGAGACGTTTTTCAACCGTCCTTCTCGTCCATTTGACCGCTCATTGCTAATCAACGAAATGAAGTCCGCTACTCACTATTTGGCTATCGCCTCGGCATGGTTCACAGATATGGAACTTGCCGAGGTGGTTGTTAATAGCAAGGCTAGGTTGCGCACTATCATTTTGAGTAGGGCAGACCTGAATCGGCCTGGCTCCAAAGAGCTTTATGAGTACGTGTTGCGGCATCACAAAACGTTCAAAGTGGACGATGATGAGGGCGAGGAAGTAGACGCTGGACTGCACGTGGCTGTACTTGGAAATGGCGACTTCCACGAGGGTGTCATGCACCATAAGTTTGTCATTGTAGATGACGAATCCGTTTGGACTGGTTCATTCAATCACACTTATCAAGCACGCCGGAATTATGAAAACGTTGTGCGCATCCAGTCTTCAAAGATAGCTAGAGCATATCAATTTGAAGTCCAAGAGCTGCTCAGAGATGAGGCACTGTGGATGGGGTCGTCTCAATTTGCCTTTGGAGCGGGAGCGTTCCGTTGCGCTGCTTGCAACAAGATAAAACCAATGGGTGAATTGGGAGAAGATGGGTCTTCGTGGGGGCGATGTGCAGAGTGTGTCAAATCAGGCAAAAACTGGTAGCGGAGAACTCATGCCCTGGTCAAAACTAGACGACGGTTTCCATGAAAACGCAAAGACCTCCGCGATGAGCGACAAGGCGTTCCGTCTCTACGTCTGTGCAATCACATATACCTCCCGGCACCGTTTGTCCGGGAGGTTATCTCCAGCGCACTTGAATGTTTTGTTCAAATTAACTGGAGCAAAAATTCGACACGCGCAAGAACTTGCTTCACTGTTTGCGTGGGATGAAGACGGGAACGACTACGTCATCCACGCTTACCGAGAGTACAATCCGAGCCCGGAAGAGATAAGCCGCAAGCGTGCAGAGGCCGGAAAACGGGGTGCAGAGAGCCGATGGCAAAATGGCAAACCGATGGCAAACACTTCTAACCCTGATGGCAAACATGAATGGCAAACCGATGGCAAAGGGAATCCCGCGCAGACGCGCGTGGGGAGTCCTATTCCCGATCCCGTACCCATCCCAAAAGGCAAAAAGGCTTCTTCCTCGCCTTCGGCTTCGGCCCGACTTTGGCCTTATGAGGAGCCGCCTGCTTCTAACGGTCCAATGCACGCCCTTTGGAAGATAGAGTCCGTTGGCGGGATTATAGCCCCGACCGAGACGCACCTTGTCCGGGAACTGGCTGCCATCAAAAGGCATTTGGCTTCGGGCTCTGAAGAGCAAGTCGTAAAGTTCTTCACCTACCGGCTCGGCAAGGATCCTGATTGGGCCGCGCCTTCAAAGTGGAGCAGTGACTTTGCAGTTAGTCTGGCAAAGCACAAGGCAAGCCAGACCGGAGCGTTAGAGACAACCAAAAACGGTACCCGTTCAAGTTCACTGGACGAGATGATAGCCGAAGAGATGGCTGGCATTGAGCGGAGGAATGGCATTGACAAATCGAACCCTGGCTGAGTGTTTTGTACTTCTTTCGATGATGAACTCTGGCAAAGAGCAGCCGTGGGATGACCGGCACAAGCCGCTTTACGAGCTGGCTCTAAAGCCAATGACCGACGAAGAAGGATCCGCTGTCGTTAGATGGGCAGCACTTCACGAGGAGTGGCGACCGTCACCGGCAAGGCTTATCCAGATAGCCGCTGAACAGTCAAGCGCAATCCCAGACGCGGAGGCCGCGTACGCTGAGATTTTGGATGCAGCACAACGACATGGCGAATATGCTTGTCCTCATCCGTCGAACCCGAACATACGAACGCTCGGGCCTCCTGAGTTCTCACACCCGGTGGTGAAGCAGATTGTTAGCTACTGCGGAGGCTGGGAATTCATCTGCTCCGGGGATGCAAACAAGTCCGAAGGGCTAAAAAAGCAAGTCCGCGGAGCGCACGAATCGGTATCACGCCAATGGGTAGAGCAAGTAAAAACACAGCTTATGCTGCCGCCGTCGCAACGCAATCAGAAGTACTTCCAGGCATGGAAACCTTTGCCTATCCTGTCATCCGAACGGCCCATGATAGAAAGGTTGAAAGTGGATCCGCCGCAGTTAGTCGAGATGCCGGCAGAAATTCGGAAGATGATAGCAGGGACGGCCAAAGCACTCAAATAGCTGATTTGCACAAGAAGTTTGATGGGCTTAGGAGGCAGGCGGAATTTGGGGAGCTACCCCAGGTAGCAACCATAGTTCTGTGGAGGTGCCAGGACCGCGATGTCACGTTGCAGAATGCGGATATGAACCATCTTGTTTTGGAGAGCACGTCAAACGACAACCTTGAGTGGCTTCAAACCAAACTAGACGAGCTGAACTAAAACCACCCGCAGCCGGTGCCGGGGATGGTGGCAGAAGGGAGTGAGGGCATGAGTGATTTTAGAGAACGTGACATCGAGATAGCAAAATTGCTTGGATTCAGCGTTGCTAAAAAAGGCCCATACTGGGAACTTTACAAAGATGGAAGTTGTGTTGATTACGCTTATTCTGAGGATGTCGCGTGGTCACACATTCCAAAGTACTCAGCCAATAGTGCTGCCTGTAGCGGACTTCTGTTGGAGGTTATGGGGAAAGGCTGGCCGTTCTTTGGATGTCATTATTCCAAAGGCGTGTATAACGCGTGGATTCAAAAAGGGCTGCAAAGGCCTGCCCCAAAGGCTCTAGCAAAATCAGAACTGCCGGTTCCGGCCCTTGCTTATGCGGACGCCGTATCGCAGTTATGTTTAGAGGTGTTGAAGGTCGAGGAAAGATTGGGTGAGGGTGATGCCGCTCACGAATACACTCGTTGGGGCTACGTGAAACTCATTGAAAAAGGCCGAGAAGATGAGGCCCGCAAGATTGGATATGGAGGCTGAATATGTTTCTTTGTTCAGAGTGCCACGAGAAGGGCGGCTGTAAGCGAGCGCAGTTCTTGGAAGAGGCAAGCCGTGGAAGGTGTGAGAATTGTGGTGAAGTGCGCTCGTGTACTGACTGCCAAGGGTACGACTTCTCGAAGAAGGTCGCAAGTCCGCTGCGTAATGAGACGCCGCCGATGTTAGTAGTGGAGACTCCCGATTTACGAGTTGAAAGACTTGTGAGCGAGCGATTGCATCAGCACCGTGAAAACCTTGCACTGTGGGAGTCTGGCTATCTAGACCCTACGGAGCCTTACGAAGAAGAGCGACACGCCATTAAACGAGAGCTGAAGGCGGCAATTAAAGCACTGGAAGAGATTGAGAAGCTATTCCAGATTTAAGGTTTTAGCGGAACAAAGGCTAACGCCGCCCCCCCCCTAATTCCAGGGGCTGAGGTGGTGGTGGGGATAGGGAGGTTGTGGGGATGAGCGTGTACGTGGACAGCATGAAGCGAACCAAGAAGAGCGTCCGGTGGCCGTACGACACAGCCTGTCACATGATGGGCGACACCCTGTACGAGCTTCACGAGATGGCTATTAAGATTGGTGTTCCACTTAGACGGTCATTTCAGGGCGACCACTACGACCTGACCGAACAGAAACGAGCTTTGGCAGTGCAGAACGGGGCTAAAGAAGTTAGTTCGCGTGAGCTAGTTGCGATCCGCAGAAAGCAGAGAGTGAAGTCATGAGCGATACTGTGAGCGACGGAGCATTGATTTTAAGGTTGCACAGGAAATTCCAGAGCGAGAACGCCGAGGCCCAAGAGAAGCACATGCCGGACTTCTCCACGGTGGGCATGAGACCGAAGATACGGCAGCGCGACGGCCTTGAGTGGATTCGGGCGAATACTGGCGTCTATGCGAATAACGGCAACAAAGAGCACTTCAAAGGCTCAGACAGGGCGAAGGAGGGCGGGGATGACGGAAGCAGAGGTTGAGATAGAACGGGTTTACAGCAAGAACATAAACAACGGAGTGCTCGGAATCTCTATGTACCCAGAAGACAGCAGGCGCAACTTCACAGTTGGCTACATGGAAGGTCTTCTCAAAGCCAAGCAGATTGCTGAGAACTGTGGTGGGCAAGACTGCGAATTTGCCGCTGATGCCATCGACAAGCACTTTGAGGAGCTGTTCAAATGACCGCACAACAACCTGACTTACGGGCGCGGGACGCAGCGATTGCGCGGGCTCGGGGATACGAAGTTATAGAGCGAGATGGCGGCCTCCTCTGGATGCGCAATGAGAATGGAACTGATGTTCTGCCACGGTACTCCACGGACCCCGGCGAGTGCGCGAGGCTGTTGGTAGAGGTTATGGGTAGAGGGTGGCGCATCGTAGATAGCGGCATTAATGAGGGCGACCCAGTGTTCACCACAGTCTCTATCCAGATGTTTAAAGTGTTCAAGAACAATGCGCCGATTACCATAACCAGTTACCTCATGGACCCGGTGCTGGCATGGTGCGCGGCGGTCAGCGAGGCGTGTTTGAAGGCGCTGGAGGTGGGCAATGGAGTGGATTAGGGTTGTTGAAGGCTGCGTCCTCCCAGAGAACGATCAGGAAGTGTCTGTGATTGTTGGATACTCCAAGAAGCCTGTTGCGGCTAAGTTCATGACCAACTTCATGCTTGGCAACCGCTGGTACATCTACAAAAATTGCGTTATGGTCAAGAACGTCACTTGGTACCACACGCTCCCGGAGCCGCCCAAATGAACGAGCACGCAAACAAGGCATACATGCGATGGAAGATGATTCCGAGCACGGAAGAAGAACGAGAAATTATAAACCAGGATGGCGGCTGGATGCAACGCGCCACTTTTATAGCTGGATGGACTGCCTGCGCGGAGTTTATGCCTGACAAGCTGAAATGGGCGAAGGAGGGTGGGGATGACGGAAGCAGAGATTAAGCAAGCTCATAGTGAATGGCGTAAATTAGTAATTGGAACTTGGAGTTCCTTTGACCAGCAAGAACGGGATGCCTTCACAGCCGGGGCGGCATTTGGGCGGGATAAGGGGCTGGCCGAAGCCGCCCAGATTCCATCCATGATGCCCTACGTGTTTGCTGTTGGCGCAGATATAAGGGAACTCGAATCCGCTATCACGGCACTGATGACCACCCCGCCGCACCAGCAGCAGGTAGAGCCAGACAGTGACGAGATGGCGAGAAGAGGTGCCAGATGAGCCGATTTGAGAAAGAGTTAGACGCAGGTCAACAGCATATCTTCAAGCTGATTGGCAAGGATGCGGGCGAGGATGGATGGGTTCCTGTCAGTAGCGTCGTTCGCCCGTTCGTTGTGAGTCTGCCGATTGAGCTTGTTGAAGTAAAGCCTGGGTTTGCACGATTAACCGACAAAGGCAAAAACGTGTTTGAGTGGGTGGCATGATGGACACTAAACCCGCCGCCACCAGCAAGTACACAGTGGAACTGCCGTTACCTCCAAAAGAGTGTAGCCGAAACACTACTTGCCATTGGGGATCGAGGGGCCGCGCCGTCAAGCAGTATCGGAGTGACTGCGCACTCGCTTACATGGCGGCTAAAATCCCCGTTATGCCTGCTATTTTCCTTTCTCTGGCGTTTTACAACGGTGGGCGTAGGGTTGGCGTGGATGACGGGCTGTACAGGCCCAAGGATGAGGCCAACGCCATTGACAGTTTCAAGGCCGCACAGGACGCGCTTGCTGATGCTGGCGTCGTTCTTGGAGACAGCCGCAAGTATGTCAGGCAGGGGCCTGTGACCATCTACGGCACCCAGAAAGAGCATGGCGGCAAGTGTGGAGTGGTTCTTACTATTGAGCCGTTGGAGGTGGGTAAATAATGGAACAGATGGAAGATTTGTACAGGCGAAAACATGAAGCTGAGCTGAAAGCGCAGTATGAGGCGATGTCAAGTAATCGGGCTGGGAGATACGAAGATACACAGCCGTTTGAAGATATGCCCCGCAGGTATCAGGTTGCTGAGCAACTAGACAGACTCGTAAGAAACATATCAATGGCAGAAGAACGGATATGCGAGCTGGAGGTCCGGCTTAACAGGGTTATACGGGTGTCTCCCGAGGAAGTCGGAGAGCGAAAGAACCCAGACAACCGTGATCGGTTAACGCCACTGGCTAATGACTTGAGCATTGCAAACATGACGCTGGAAAACATCCAATACAAGTTAGTTGGCATACTTGACAGGTTGGAATTATGAACAACGACCACACACCTGCCACCACCGCACCCGGACCTGCGCCAGCTAAGAGTCTTGAAGAAGTGTGGTTGCGCCGTATGGCGGAAGCAGAAGACGAAGGTACGGTTTCTGTTGGCGGACTTGTATGTGACATCGAGGCGATGAGTAATAGCGATATGGGACCTGTGCCGGGGCCGCGCGGGGACGTGGAGCAGGCGTTCTTGAAGTGGGACAATCAGGAATGGACTGCGGAGGAACAGAGGCATATTGGCGAGGGGTTATATGACATCAGCGTCCAGTCGGGACGAGAGCGAGAACTTGCGTTCAAGGCGGGGGCGGAATGGGCGCGGAGCCCGGCGGTGCAGGGGGTGGTTGAGGCGTTAGAACGTGCGGTAGCCATTTTTGACGAGATGGATGATGTTGTTTGGAATGAAGATAGCGATTGGACACGCTCATCGTACGAAGAAGTGGCCGATGCTTGTAGGGATGCACTGGAGCGGGTAGAGGGGAAAGGTACCAGTAGGCGGTATACCAAGCCTGACGGGAGCATAGTTATAGGACATGTGTCACCGGGTACTGACGGGTTTCCTGAAGTTACTCTATACAACACTGAGGAGGCACCTGATGCCTGGGCCGAGGCCAGGAAGTTGTTAGATCAGCTTTCGTTCGGGTCTATTGCTAAGTGTAAAGCGTCTCAAGAATTGACCGCTGGGGCGATTGCCAGGGCGCGGCATGAAGAAGCTGACGTGTGGCGCACTGTAGCTGTCAACAAGGAAGTTGAAATAGACGGCTTGCGGGAAATAATTCAGAAAGTCAACATGGAGCTGGCAGAGTGCCGGGCGGAAATGGTTGCACTGTTGCAATTGCTCGATAAATACCCAGATGCGTACTATGTGGGCCGACAAATGAGGCTGAACCTGAAAGAGAAGTATTGTGCGGGGGCCATGCAACGCGCCACCGCTGCCAGTAGCAGTGAGGAGGGTCAGTGATGTTGTCTAGTAATTGGTTTCGGCCTCGGTGCGCTCATAAGTGGCATTTGATTGACCACAAAAACTTAACAGGCTCAGTGATGAGGTGTGGAAGGCAGTTTTCTGTTTATGAAATGGATAACATGAAAGACAAAGCGCCTGCATTCGCTGCCCAAATTCCAATCGGGAAGATATGCATGGATTGCAAGCGAAAGGAGCCGCGCACATGACATCAGAACAAGCACAGGCAGCGCGTGAGGTCGCGGAGGCCATCGGGTGGAGGGCTGAAAGGGTTGGCAAGTGGTGGCGTTTGATTGCTCCTAGGTCAGAAACACCTTACTGTTGGGCGGGACTGCAATCTGGCCCAGCCGCCTTACATGAAGAATTGATATGGAAGAGCGTTCCCAGCATATTTGCGACCACACCTGACGGGGCGGCGGCGCGGGAAGAAGCGCGGAGGTGGCTGCTGTCAATTCCGGTGAGTGTTCTTGGCGGTCGATATGAGTTCTACCGGCCAGAGATCAAACTATGGTCTATGCGCACTTACATGGCCGGTATAGATGATGACTTCGGGTGGTGCGTAGAGTTGCACCCGCATCGTTTGTTAAAGCCGATTTATGCGACCGCCGACACTATGGAAGAAGCCGAGGCGTTGGCTATCGTGGCAGCCGTACGGGCCATGAAGGTTGCGGGGGAGGTGGGAGAGTGAGTGATGAAATTATTGATGACTATGTTATGAGGGAAGTGTATCGATTTTTTAAGAGGTACAGGCGACTAAACCCGAAAGCATGGTTGAACGTCGCTAAAGTGTGTCGGTCAATTCAGGACGGCGGCACCGACCACCCATGACTGCGCTGCTGAGGTGCGCGGGGTGCGGCAATACGCTGCTCACGCGAAACGGGGACCGGCTCTGCCCAAAGGGACACAATATCAGCGTGTTCCCTGATACTGGCCGAATCACGGGTCAGTGTGGCCGGTGCGCCACGTACTACAGTTATCCTCGCCAACAACCGAACATACCGTTGACAACCACTTCGACATCCGCTATACTTCCAACAACAAAGTAAATACGTTACGGCATGTTGCCGCCAGCTTCGATCAGATGGGTCGAGGAGGGCGGCTTTTGTGCGTTCAACATAGAGTTCAACATACCAGATGCCATTTGAAACGGGCAACCAATTAGCCAAGGGAGGCGCAAGGCCAGGATCGGGACCGAAGCCAGACAACATCAAGCGAGAGTTGCAGCAGATACTTGATGAGGCGGTCCCTGATGAGCATCGCAAAGACATATTTGTAATGCTTGCAACACGCGCACGCTCGGGGGACACTAAGGCTGCCGCTCTTGTTCTAGGCTATATCTACGGCAAGCCGGTAGAGCGTAAATCCCACTCATTCGAGAATGAATCAGACTCCGATCTTATCGCCGGAACAGCGGCAATCCTTCAAGGACTTGCAGGCGCGTTTGCTGGAAATGCAGAGGCGCGGGCTGCCACTGCCGAACCTGACGGAAGCGATACGGAATCCGGAGAGTGAGAGGGTTTATCCTGACCTCTGGCAGTTTGTAGAAGACACCAGTGCCGTTCGATTAGACGCTTGGCAGCACCACTTATGCAATCGACTCCAGCAACTACCAGAACAGACAGGACAGCGGATAGCGATACACGCACCGCCCCAGTTGGGCAAGTCTTTGATTGTGTCTCAACGATTACCAGCGTGGTATATCGGGCGACTGCCGACAACACGTATCAAGCTGTCTTGCTACAATATCACTCAGGCGACAAGGCATGGCGTCGTATGCCGCCAGATTATGCAAGATCCGTCGTATACGGAGTGGTTCGGCCCGGATAGGTCAATCCCGGCCCGCTGTAGCGCAGAAGAGTTCACCACCGATGCACGCAGGAGACTGCGAGACGCGCAACCGTCATTCAAGGCGTTAGGGCTGGCAACTGGATTTGTTGGGCAAGGTGCGGACCTACTGATTATTGACGACCCGTACGCATCGCCACAGGACGCAATGTCGGAGGTTGTGAGAGAGTCTACGTGGGCGTTTTGGGATGAATCCGCCCGCGTTCGATTGACAGAGCAAACCAACGTTGTTGTGATGTTCCACCGCTACCATGGTGATGACCTTGCAGGCCGGTTATTCGAGCGCGAGGGTGTCATTGAAGAGGGGGGTGCATGGGAAGTCCTGCGGTATGCGGCTCAGGAGGACGGCGAGAAGTACTGTATGCCGCCCGATCGCGATGGAGGGGCGTATCTCTCAACCCGGTTTAGCCAGGAATGGTACAAGTCTCAAGAGGCACGCGGTTTAATCTGGTTTGCACAGTTTCAGGGCAGGCCGAGTGCCAAGGAGGGCTTGTTCTTCCAGCCTGATAAGATTGGTGTTGTTGATGAGCCCTCTTCCGATGTAAATGCTATGCGCGTTCGGGCATGGGACTTTGCAGCAACCGCAGGCGCAGGTGACTGGACTGTTGGCGTTCTTCAGTCTCACACCAAAGGAACCACTTTGATAGAAGATGTGAGGCGCGGCCAATATTCACCCGAAATGGTTGAGTTTAATGTGATCAATTGCGCGCAGAATGACCCGCCTGGAACTTTGATACGGATACCTCAAGACCCTGGTGCCGCAGGCAAGCATATGGCAATAGCGATGAAGAATCGCCTGCATCAACTGGGATATCGTGTCAAATATGAGCCGATATCTGGAGCTAAGGAAAGTCGAGCCTATGACTTTGCCTGTGCTGTTAATGGCGGAATCGTAAATATGGTTCGCGCGCCTTGGAATAGCAAGTTTCGTGAAGAGTTGAGGTCCTTTCCGTTGGGTGCGAACGATGACCAAGTGGACGCCGCCAGTGATGGATATAACGAATATGCTAAGCGTGGGCGTATTTCAGTTGTACGAAGTGGGAGATCTTAATTGCTCTCCGGCCTAACATACGCGCCATCCCAGGCAGCAGTACAGAATAAGCGGCTTCAGGCGTTCGGCATAAGCGCTAAGCAGAAGCAGGCGATCCGTGCATGGCGTTACTGGGATGGTACTGCTTACAGCCGCCAGTACGGGATGCAGTTTCCGCACCCGTATGTGGAGTGGGATGAGACCAAGAACGGGCCGCGGCCTCTTATCCAGCCGCTACCAAAGATAGTAGTGGAGCAGTCTGCTCAGTTCCTATTCGGGGAGCAGCCGAGGTTCATTGTTGGCAAGCAGGAGGACACCGGCGACGGCTCTCTGCAAAAGCTGCTGGACGACATTATCAGCATGAACCAGCTCTATGAGAAGCTGCTGCCGGAGGCGAGAGCGTGTAGTATCGAGGGTGGCCGCGTGTTCAAGTACGCATGGACGCCGGAGATGACAAAACGCCCTGTTGCCATCATGACTCACACGCAGTTCCACGTCACATTTGACCGTGATGACTTGGACGCAGACAAGATTAACTCTGCTGTGCTGCGCTTCAAATATCAGGATGGGCAGGGTGAATGGTGGTGGTATCAGGAGAAGTGGGACGAGAAGCGGCTAACTGTTTACAGGCGTATCCATACCACCGAGAACGACGATAGCGGGTTCCAGCAGCAGATAGAACAGCACCAGTGGCCGGTAGATTACTCGCAGACTAACCCATTCGGCGTTATCCCGTTCACTGCCGTTCATAACCGATTGATTGCCGGTGAGACTGACGGGTACGGTGATTACTGGGACCTGTTCGGGATGTTCGATCAGTACAATCACAAATGCTGGCTGGAGCACAAATCCGACCAGATAGACATTGACCGTATTCTCGTGGTGCTGAACGACAGTTCTATTGACCTTGTATTACCGAAGGCTGGGGATGCGCTTAAGATCAACGGTGAGAACACAGATGCGAAGTGGTTAGAAGCCGCTAACAATATGCGGCCCGAGATCCGTCTGACTAAGGGCGAGCTGAAGCAGATGATCATGCGCGGTGCCGGGTACAGCGACCCGAACCCCGAGGAGATAACCAACAAGGGCAATCTGACCCGCGCTGTCTGGAACCTGGTCTATGCAGACAGCATAAGCAGCACGAGAGAGAAACGGCACCACTGGGGCGAGAACGGCCTGTGCCAATTCTTTGAGAGTATGTTGCTTGGCCTTAGCCGATTACCCGATGCCTGTACCATGTATCCAGCATTGAAGAAGGTTAGCGATCAAGACCCCACAACGTATGACGTTCAGATTAAGTGGGGCGAGATGTTCAAGACAACGGTAGAGGAGCGCACTGCGACCATAACAGACGCCACTGCCAGTATTACCTCTGGTTTCCTAACTCGTGAGCGTGCTACGGGTATTGTGGCCGATGCGTGGGGCATTGAGGACGTGGCAGTGCTGCTGGAGGAGCTGCAAGACCAGCACGAAATGCTTGATGAGGTTGACCAGGCCAACGTGGACACGCTGACGGCTGGCGTCCAGAAGACGCTGGCTGATGCGAAGGGTGATGATGGTGGAAATGATTGATATGTTTGATTATAGATTCGATCCGCCCGTGTTATGGACGCCGCGAAACTTTTCATTCAGTGGGCTGTTTCAATTAAAGGTGGCGCGGGGCAGAACAACTAACCCGCATAACATCAAAGAGGAAACGCGTGCCGATACTGACGGCTACAAAATCAAGGTCACAGACTGACGAGGAACGCCGCAAGCGTGAATTAGCCCTCCTGCTCCTGATTGCGTTGCTAGCGCGTGATTTGGACCGCACAGCCGCGCAGACAGCCAACGGCACAATAACAGCAGCGGCAGGGTATGAGGCGGTTTACCAGGCCTTGTATCAGGCGCATTCCAAAGCGGCCATTCTAGGCGTCCAGCAGGCAGCAGGTGGCGCGGCCCCGGTGACGTTGTTACAGCAGTTTAATTTCCGGGTGGCAGCACAAGCGACGGAATCGCAGCGCACATTCCTTCGTGGCTTCATTACTGATTTGGAGGCTGGCAGGTACGATGCGAAGCGCAGTGGTGGCGAAGGCGTGCAGGCCCGCAAGCGTCGGTGCGCACTCTACGGGCAGCGGTTGAATGGCACCGCGAATCAGGCATGGCTTTATGGGATGCTGGCTAAGGGAGAGCTCGTTCTCTGGAGGTTGGGCAAGGTAGACAGGGACCGGCATTGTCGAGACTGCATCATGGAGGCCGAACAGGGCTGGCGTCGTGCCGATCAGTTCACCCGTGTTCCGGGCGATGGCCGTACAAAGTGTATTGTTAACTGCGCATGTTCTCTAGTAAGTGAATCGGGGAATGAGGCGTTTCGACTGGTGAGAGAGTAAAAAGGGAAACCCAAATGAGTGTAGAAACAGTTGCACCTCCCGTGGTGCCGGTGCAGGTCGCAACCACAGATCCGATAACTACCCAGACGGTGGTTATTCCGCCCGTCGATGACACCAACAACCCGCTCCGGCAGGTGCGCGAGCAGTTGAACGCTGAGAAGCAGGCCCGTAAAGATTTAGAGGACCAGCTCGCAGCCATCAAGCGCGACCAGATGAACGAGATTGACCGGCTGAAGCTGGAAGCGGAAGAGGGCAAAGGGTACAAGACTCAGCTTGACGACGCTGTTAAGGCGGCAGAGTTGGCATTCCAGCAGCAAATTGATTCCCTTCCAGAGCAGTTTAAGAGCGTGGCGGAATTGGGTTGTGCTGGGAAAACCTATACAGAGAGAATGGCCTATCTGGCTGCATTTCGCGCAACTATTCCCGCCCCTGTTCAGGCTGCCGGAACGGTGACTGGTGGCAGTACGGTGAACGGTGGAATGCCTACGATCAAGATAGATCCAAGGAACCCGTTCGGCTCCTACGAATCGCAGGTTGGGTTCAAGAGTGCGGGATTAGACAGTTTGGTTGCTAAGTGATATAATAGTCGCAACTTCACACACGGCCCCCTGACGCCGCAAGTCAGCGTGGCGAAAGCCAGCAGACCCCGGACCTACCCCGGCCTTCGGTAGAGACATCGCGATGCGCAACCATGCGCTAGCTTTCTCTCTGTCGGAGGCTTCTTTTATGGCAGTATCCACAAATGCCGTAAACCTTGCCCAGTACGCCATGATGTCTAACGATCCTCTGGTGCAGGCCATTACTTTCGGCCTTCTCCAGAACTCCATCGTTATGCAGGATATCCCCATCATCACAAAAGCGACGTTGCAGGTCAACGGCGTCCGATGGACCGGGAACCTGCCGGGCGTCAACTGGGCACAACTCAACACTGACCCGACGGTTGTTTCGGGTACTCCTTCCGCATATCAAGAGCAGGCGTTCATTGTCCGTAACGCTATCGACGTGGACCGCTGGCTGCTGATTGATCAGAACCAGATCGTTGACCCGCGTACTGCCCAGCTTGGCGCTTATATCAAGGCTCTGGCATACGACTTCAATGACAAGTTCTTCAACAACGCCCCGGTCAACACCGGCTCCAACTTCACGCTTGATGCAAATGCGCCGACTGGTCTACGGTATCGCCTGGATAATCCCTCCGCCTATGGCGTAAAGATGTCTGGTGCCAATGCTGAGGCGAAGATTGATGCGGGCGGTTCAGCCGCAACCCTCAAGCCATCCACGCGCACCTCAACCACGATCAACGCCTTCCTCGAAAAACTGGATCAGCTTTTATGGTCTGTCGATTCACCGGACGGCACCAACGTCATTCTGTACATGAACGAGGATGTAATCCGCAAGTTCCAAGCTGGTCTGCGCTTGATGGGAAGCTCTGCGCTCGACATCACGAAGGACAACTTTGACCGCGCCGTGCTCCACTTTAAGAACGCGGTCATTCGTGACCCCGGATATAAGGTGGATCAGACGACCCGCATCATCACGTCCACTGAAACCAATGCGGGCGCAAACGGATCGTCCACGTTCAGCTCCATCTACGCCGGACGGTTCGACACAGACCACTTCTGTGCATGGCAGCTAACACCGCTGGCAGCGCAGGATATCGGGCTCGTGGGGAACGCCGGCACCATGTACCGCATGATCATCGATTGGGCGGTTGGACTACTCCAGATTCACCCGCGCGCAATCGGGCGTCTCTACGACATCGAAGTGGCTTAAGGAGAGAACATCATGGCTTACGATGCAAATCTAATCCTCGCCACTGCAACAACCGTGGCGACATCGACAACAACCAGCAGCACCGCGCTTTCACTGCGACAGCCTACAGGAACCTCTGTTGTTAACCCTGGGGGCACTCCTCGCCGTGGCTTAAAGGCGCGTATCCGAGTTACCGCGTGTACCGGAACAGCCCAGACCGTGCAGTTCCAGCTAGCGCACTCGGACGACAACAGCAACTACACGCCACTTGCGTTTGCGCTGGGAGCCGGGTCAACTGTGACAGCTCCTACTGCAACGCTGACGAACGCAGCAGGCCCTTCGGTTCTCTACTTGCCGTTTGAGACTGATAAGCCGTGGGTCCAATTGCAAACTATCACTACGGGTACGAACGTTTCGGTTGTCTATGCAGCCGAACTTGCCACGGCCCGCCCGTAAAGGAGCAATACAATGGGTGACCAGCTAAAGCCGTACGTAGGCTCAGCCACTCCAAGGGGAGCCGCTAACACGATGCGCCCTAAATATGCAAACGGTATGCCCTCTGACCCGTCCGTGCCACCGTCTAACGCATATCGGCCCTGTGACGGGGCTATCGTAGACCTGCCGTTTACTGACATACGCGTGGCTGGTTCGGCACCGGCAGCAGATCCGCGCGATCCTAAGTCGCCACAGTAGGAACGCGCATCAATCGGCATGGGGCGGGAGTGTTTCCCTCACTTCTTCCCCATGCTGTACACCGCAAAGGGAGGCGGTTGATAAATGGCAGACGCCACAGAGCAGCACCTTGACAACCAGGAAATGGATGTAGATGACGCAGTTCTAGCAGCATGGAACCTGCGCGATAGTGACCCTGTTAAGTGCGAAACGGTATTCCGCGAAGTCCTGAACGCACGGCCTAACCACCGAGACGCGCTCCGGTTCTTCGGCGTGTTTCTCAGCAAGGCAGGCCGCTACCACGAAGCTATTACGCTCCTGAAGCGGTGCATCGCTTACAACTCGGCAGATGCGGCTGCATGGTGTGATTTGGGGGCCGCTTACAGCAAGATAGGCGACTATCCTGCCAGTATCGCAGCCTGCAACCGTGCGCTCGAAATAGCACCGAACATGCCATCGGCCCGATACAACCGAGCTACTCCGCTCCTATGCCTTGGAGACTGGGAGAACGGCTGGAAAGACTATGAATACGGCAAGGTGGCCGGTGTGCGTGTGCAGCGGTTCTTGCAGCCTGAATGGTGCGGCTGGAGCCCGATAGAAGGCAAGACGGTGTATGTTTGGGCCGAACAGGGTTTCGGTGACCAGATAATGGGCGCACAGCTCATCCCGATACTGCGAGAGCGGTTCAAGCCCGCCAGAGTGATTTTAGAAGTAAACCGCGAACTCGTTGCACTCATGCAAGGACTGGAGTTTGTGGACGAGGTAGTAGCGCAACCGGACGACAGACATGAGCCGATGCTGTTTGACGAGCATGTTAGCTTGATGAGTTTGCCCGCCGCGCTCAGCCTGAAGCAAAGTGATTTGCCGGGTGCCGTGGAGTACATCAAGGCTCCTGCCGTGGTATCTGAGGCGAAGGTCGGCCTGTGCTTGCGCGGCAGCCCCGCACACCATGATGACGCCAACCGGTCTGTATTCGATGCCTTTGAACTGCCTGTTCCTTATGTAGAACTGGGCGGTACTAAGCAGGCTGGAATGGACTGGTTACAAACCGCTCAGATAATCGCCGGGTTGGATCTCGTGATTACCGTGGATACGGGTGTGGTGCATCTGGCGGGGGCGATGGGCGTTGAGGCGTGGGTACTGGTTCCGAAGCTGTGCGATTACCGGTGGGGGCAGTATGGGTCCGATGTTCCTCAATGGTATCCGCGAGTGATCATTTGCCAGCAGGACATTCAAGGAGATTGGAAGCCTGTATTTAGTAGGATTTGGGAGCAATGCGCACTGCGATATGGCATTCCTACTAGCAGCCCAATCGAAGATTACGCCTATGTATGAACTCTCCAAGTCCGTGCAGCGGCGAATGCATGAGCCCGGGTTCGTTGCCAACTACTTTGTAGGCTCCGGGATAGATATCGGGTGTGGAGAGGATGCGCTAGACCAGTACGGTCCGCAGTTCCCCCTGATGACTGCGCTAAAGCGGTGGGATATTCAGGACGGCGATGCCCAGTACATGGAGGGCGTGCCGGACAATGAGTATGACTTCGTGCACTCAGCGCACTGCTTGGAGCATGTTTATAACCCGGTAATTGCGCTGGATAACTGGATACGGATATGCAAGCCTGGTGGTCACCTCGTAGTCTTGATTCCCGATGAGGACCTGTACGAGCAAGGCGTTTGGCCCCCAAACTTCAACACAGATCATAAGTGGGCTTTTACGTTGTTTAAGGTTGAGAGCTGGTGTCCAAAGAGCATGAATGTGCTGACGCTGCTCTGCCGGCCCGACATCGAGGTTTTGAGTGTTAAGCAGTTGCATCAGACGTTTCGGCACTATCCAGAACGGTTTGACCAGACAATGACGCCGCTGGGTGAATGCGCCATTGAGTTTGTTGTGAGGAAACGGGAATGTCAGCAACAGCGTTAGTGGTAGACCCGGCCAGTATGAGCGCGGTCCGTGGGATTATGGATGACACCTCCGCGCCGTACATCGTTTCGGACGACAAGCTGCGCACGGTTATGCGCGATTCCAGGCGCACGGTTATGTTTCGTGACCCGGCGTATGCCAGCAGCGGCATCAATCCTTACTACACGTATCGGGGCCGGATACCTGTTCCTGCAAACGACACCGAAACATCCGTGCTACAGGCCCAAGGCGACCTCCGAACATACCAGGCTAAGCCTTACTACCGCCATTGGGACGCTAACGGAACGGTGCTGGTTTGGTGGAATGGCGTTCAGAAGACGATTACCACGGATTACGACGTTAACTACCTGGAAGGCCGCGTGGTGTTTACCAGCGACGTTCAGGACTGGGAGATGATAACGGTAACGGCTTCATACTATCCGGTCTATTTCATCTCTCGGCAGATACTTCTACAGCAGATGGCAAGCGCGCAAGGCGGCGGTGCGAAGCTGTCTGACCAGGCCGGTGATGATAAGTGGACGTATGCCGGGATTAAGGATCGTATCTTCGCGCTCGATCAGATGGTGGCAAGCATGGCCCCGAGAACGATCCGCAGAGAGATGAAGCTGTACTGATGAATGGAACAGCGTTACAAGCGGATAGGGCGCGGCTCATACGGCGCGAGGGGCAAGCGTTAACTGTTACCCGGCGAGCTAGTACGATGAGTGGGAGCGCGACTACGCAATCGATCTACTTCCTTTGCCAGCCTGTCGGGAAGGATGAGGCCATGGAATTGCAGATAGAGGGCAAGATTAACGCGGCCAACTCCAACCCTCACCGGTTCATATGTGCCGGTGATGAGGACGTTCTGGAGGGAGTAGACAGCCTTGTTTATGGCGGTGATACCTACGATCTGGTTAACGTTAACCCGCATGTTCGGCAAGGTGTGAATCTGGCTTTGCACTGCATCGGCGTCAGGGTGAACGGAAGCTAATGCCAACTCTAACAGGGTTTGACTCAGGCAGCGGCATTGAGCAGCTTGACCGGCTCTCGGATAGCCTGCAACGACCCGGCGATATTCTGGGCAAGGTGGCCGATGCAGTCATATTCCCGATGCTTGCCCGAAACTACGTAGCTAGCGGTTTGAAGCAGCGCAGCGGGCGGCTGTTCAACGGGATTACGAAGCGCGGCGCACCGGGCAACTACGTACGCGAATCGCCGGGCGAGATTACCGTAGGCGTGAGTTATGAGCAGATCCCGTATGCGCAGTCGATCCTTGAAGGTGCACAGGCGCACGATATACCGAACGCGTTTGGTCGGGGTCCGAGGTTCGGTATAGGTGGCAGGTTCAATGGGAAGTTTCATCCGGGGAACAAGAAGTATCGGGTGTACTACTGGACCGCTGAAGATATGAACATGGCACAGGAAGAGTTAAGGCGGTTGATGATGGAGAGGCGGAACTAGATGCCGTGGACCGCAGGGTTCCAGACAACCGTAATTGGACCGGATGAAGCGCGACTGGTAGCTGTGCGCGGGCTGATGATAGACAGTACGAAACTGTCCGACCTGAACGCCACGCTCGCCCTGTCACCCTTTTCCAGCTTCCCTACGGTGACGTCAGCGAATTTCCTGATTGGCGACCCTGATACGTTCGCGGAATCAAAGCCTGTGATTGTCTGCGTGTACGGAGGTGGTAAGGGTGCGGGGCTGGACCGCGAGAGCATGTTCAAAGAGATCGGGATGCCCAACGTCAGCACCATCAAGAACACGTTTCACACGAACATCAGGGTCTATATCCACCCGAACTACGCGTTTCCCGCGGCAGACAGCACCGCAACCAGTGTGGAGCAGCAGGCAGAGTACCGGGAACGGCTACTGTCTCGGGTTGTGGAGTGGATATGCTCGGACATCTTCGCGACCGTGGCAGGTGTAGACACCACGCTCACTTCACAGCAGATGACACAGACGGGTGACAATTTCACCATGACCTATGTATCCCAGGTTCAAAAGGGCGTGTTTGAGAAGGGTATCGAGGGCAAGTTCCGCTGTTTGGGCGCACAGCTCACATTAACCAGCACTCTCCAGTAAAGGGGTTGAAATGGCAGACGATAAGAAAATTGACTATAAGGCAGTCACCATTCAGGCTTTGACCGATGGCGTGACAGCGTTGACTAAACTTCGGGACGGGCTGCCATCAGAAGGCGGCACCGAGCCGGACGTTGTGAAGGGTGCGCGTAGCGGATTCGGCGCGGCAATCGGCACGCTTAACGATGCCATCAGAGAGGCAGGTGTGTAATGGCGGTTCAGCAGTCAAAAGGCTTTCTAGGATGGGCAGCCGTTAAGAAGACAGGGGGCCAAACATCCACCGGCCCCGCTCTAGCCACCATCTATTCGTTCCCGATTGCGGCAGTAAATCCGCGCAACCCGGTCAACACGTCGTACGCCTCTGTGATTAACGCGGCGGGCGCACTCTCACTAAAGACGGCAGGCAAGAAGACGCCGAGCGTGAGCCTGCGAAGTATCCCGCTGAAATCCAGCTTCTTCACGAACATCTTCCTGCTGTCTATGATAGGCGGCAGCACATCGTACCTCGACACGAACAACAACTCAGACGAGTACTGCGTCGGTGTCAATAATGGGTCGTCAACCCGGTACTACGAGCTGGCAAAGTGTTCGCAGGTATCGTTCTACCAGACGGCTCCGGGCGGTCCGATTAATATGGATATGGACTGGCTGGCAGTGTACGGGGATTCCGAACTCGGAACCACCACTATTGCAACGCCCTCAACCGACGCCGGATCTACTTACGATATCACGAAGACCGATTTCAACAGTACCTTGGATGCCGTTTACTCATGGCGGCTTACGCTGATGCGGCCCCAGGCCTACCAGTTCGAGTGTGACGGCACTCAGTACAGCGATACGTTGCAGAGCGGCATGATTGGGGGAACGTTCAGCTATACGACCTCCCCGCTTTCAGCCACCGTCGCCACAACCGATATCACCATCAAACTCGGTACGGCAGGCTCAGGCGTTCAATTGGCGTTGAAGGTCAACCTTGACGAGAAGGCGGAGGATGTTGTCTCCGCGCTCGGCACCCGCTCCATCACCTACACCCTGATTAACTCTTCGACTGGGGCATACCCGGCAACCATTACGAGCTTCTAACCATGAATCCAATTCGAGTGTTTGTATACGAGGAAGACGGCCAGGCCTACGCCTACGGGCTGGAATGGTTCAAGCAGTTCAATCTTGATACGGAGGACGACGTTACGGCGGTCTATGGCGAAGCTGGGGGTAAATGGGAGCAGGTAACGCTGAAGACGTTGACGGCCCAGACAGATCGCGACGTGAAGCGGGCCGCACGTATACCGGACACGGAACGCGGCTTTATTCTGGATGAAACCGAACTCCCCGCTGCCCGCGCGTCTATCTGCGTTCAGGAGTGGTCGTTCCCGCAGCCTGTCAGCAAAGACGGGTACAACGCGCTTCCCATTGCGGTGGCCGCGTACATCGATGCCAATATCTGCGTGCGGCTTTACGGTGGTGCCGCCGACCCTTTTTTCTTGAACTACTTGAAAAACAGGCAGCCCATCTTAGAGGCGAAACCGGCGTAACCATTAACTGGGGCGACCTGCACGAGGCGGTGCTGGAATGGCTGCATCACAAGAATGGGTGGCCGTCGCAGTATCCTGATGGAGATATGCCCGCAGACGTAGCGATAGGGTTTCAGTACCTGTTGCGGACCGAGAAGGCAAGCAGTCAGGGCATTGAGGAGTTGCAGTCGGCTATCATGCACGAAAACGAGCACTTTTTGAGGTTGCAGAAGCAGTCATTCGGAAACTAAGCAATGCCAGACAATGAACTCTCACTAGGCTTAAGCGTTCAGAAGGACATTGACGAGCTTAAGCGGTTTCAGCAGGAGCTAAAGAACACCAAGGCTCTGGCGTCTGAAGCCGTGGCAGCCTTCCGTGGTGGCACTGGCTCGGCTGCTGATGCGCGTCAGGCCATCAATGCGGCTTCCCAGGCAGGGACCGGGGGTGTTCAGGGGTCCGCTTCTTCGGGTTCTTCTGGCGGCGCGACTCCGGCCTCCGTAATGGCCGCTGCGAGCGTGCAGGGTAGACCGGCTGATGTAGCGGCTTATAACCTCTTAACTAAGCAGTTCCCCGGAATGCCGCAACGCTATTACGATGATGCTGCTCAAAAGCTGGGCGTGTCTATAGGTGCGCCTGCATCAAGCAGTTTCAACTCTAACGCCGCGATGATCGGTATCGCTCAAACGGCGATGAGTGCTGCTAGTGGACTTGGAAATGCGGCTGCGCTTGCCGCTGCATCCTCTGCCGCTGGTGCTGGTGGCGGTTTTGGAGGCCCCGGCGCATGGACAGGGCATGCGGCTACTTTCGCGGCCCAGAACGCCAACGGATACGGCAGCTTCTCTCCTGCACAACTCGCGTTCTTTCAAGGTCAAACCAACCTCGCGTACCTCCCCACTGCGATGGCAGCCACTCAGAACGCAATCGCTAGACGAATAGCCCCGGGTAACTTTCCACAGACCCAGGCCTCAATACTCGCGAATCAGGTGAGCCTTGGGTATATCGGCGTTGAAGGGATTTCTGGAGGGTTCAATCTCGCGACAAACGCGACACGCGCAGGTATGACACCTGCTGCCTCTCCGATGGCTGGAATGGAACTAGGCGGGAGAATCGGCGGCAGCTTGTTAGGGCTTGGGATCGGGATTTTGTCAGGAAACCCGATAGTCGCAGCGATGGCAATGATGGGAGGCGGCGAAGTCGGTTCCTCGGCTATGCGTTACTTTGGCGCACCGGCCCAGAATGCCACGGACGCGGCGTTCGCGATGGCCCCGTTCAGGAACTCGCTTAGCGGCATGGAGACGGGTTACAAACTTAGCGGCTCGATGTACCGGCTGCAAGAAATGCAGAGAATAGCGAACGAGTCATTCAAGTCTGGATCGCCGTTTCGATTCTCTGACGCGCTAGCTCCTGATATGGGAAAGGCGGCAAGTAGCATTAATGAAGGGCTCTTTTTGGGAGGGATCGACCCGTATCAGCGCGCAGGCAACGGACGAGTATATCATCCGGGCGAAGCAGACTTCCAGCACGCTAGAGATATCGTTGACGGCAAGACAGGTACAACGCCATCATTGCGGGCCCCGTTTGGGCTGGGATATCTTGGTATTGGGCAGATTAAAGAGATAGCCGGAGTCGGGCGCGAGCAAGTCGGCGAAATGTATCTGCGCCGTATCGCTTCCATTTATGGTGCGCCGAACGTTGCTGCACAATCGGAACGAATGGCCCCGATGTTTGCCTCGCTTCCTTCAACGGGTGGCAACATTACCGACATGATGGCTCGGTTCGGCCCGGTTGCCGTCAGCGCGTTTCTGAGAATACAGAATGATGATCTGACGTCCTCGGTTCCTTCCGGCGACCTCATGCACAACTTCGCGACAAAGCAAGGGTTGGATCGGCAGGCGGCACTCGCGTCCCTTCAGGTCATCGGTGCTGGTGGCGGTGTGGCTGAAGCGATGAAGGCGAAGATGGCTGAAATTGCCAAGATGCCGGGAGGCGCGAAGAGTCTTGACTACGCTCAGACGTCAGCTAATTACCGATCAGGATTGAGCCAGCAATTCGGAGATGACATTACCGCAAAGTACGGAATGGAGCAACTCGGGATTCGTGAACGTCTGGCAATGGCGCAGTTGCGGCCATACGCGCCGGGCGCGGTCTATGGTGAGCAGGCTGCTTTAATCCGAAGCCAGCGCGGCGAAGCTGGAATGATTGCCCAGCAGATAGCCCAGCGAAAAGCTGACGGCACCCTCTCTGTACAGGAAGAATACAGCCTCCGCGCACGGCAGGCAAGCGCGAATATTGAAGCGGCACAGGGAATCGCTACGATAGCGGAAGGTGGCGCGAATATCCTGCCTGGGCTGTCTGGCGGAATGCCTGCCGGATTGAGTAGGTTCAATTCCCCAATGCTCGCCTCGCTTATGCTTGGTAGATACGGTTCGCCGCGACGTTCGGCAGGTTCGTTTAATGGCGCTCATGCTGCCGCACAGGATGCATTTTATGATGGCTTTGGAGTCTCAAGCGGGCCGTACAGTCGCAGCGGAGGAGCTAATGATTTCAGCGGCGGGCGTGTTGAGGAGTTGCTCGGAAGGATTGTGAATCTTCTGGAAGGTCTGAATGGGACTGGAAAAGGTTCATTCCCGAGCAATAACGGCGGGAGTGGGAACACCGATCAGAACGGTGTAAGATGGCAAGGCAACTTCAATTAACGTCCAAAAGTGAAATACATAAACAGTAAGAGAGCGACAACAAAAACAACGCCCGCAATGATCTCTTTGGCTGGTGCAGTGTAAAACGGATTGAATCTATTCTCGTGGTTGTCTTGGAAATGAGGAATGGGCCGGGATGCCCTGTTCAATTCTAGTGGTTTGATGCGCTGTCCGCAGTCGCACATTTCCACGCTAGAGGGATTTGTTCTTTTGCAGAATGGGCAAACCTCATAATCGGTGTCAGGCATACCCGGCATTATACGAAACGAACCTGCATGGTGTCAATGAAAAACGTCACAAGCCTACCTGCGCTTACTGCGCTTCGAATCTTTCCAGCCTATATAAGCGAGGCCGATTAACAGACCAGCCACTACTACCGCCGCCTCTAAGAAGTCCTGTAGAAGTGAAATTTGCATAACCAATAGTACCAGAACCTTATGTCAACCCTCAACCCTATAATCGTCGCAGATACCGCTGACCTTCCCAGCGCATACGGGATTCAACTCACGCCCCTCGTGATTTGGCACTCGTTCGCCGGGGATATGAACGCGGAGGGCGGGACCGGTATAGATAACGGGCGGTACAACGGGGCCAGCGGCGAGTTTGAGGGGCTGGCTGTGCCGACCATGCAGGATACCTATAAGAGCGGTACCGGCTCGCGGACAGGCCGCGCCTTCAACTCGATATCCGGAACGTGGATTGATGACGTTGTGAGTCCGTGGAGTGATAAGTATTACCTGCTCCAGCAGGACAGCAGTGCCACGTATTGGGAAGTGACGGACACGGCGGCCACAAACAACGGGCTCCAGAATGCGGTAATCAACCTTCATTTGGGCGTGGAGAACTCCGGATCCACTCGAACCGCCGCCAACTGCTACGCTGTACTGGAATTGGCGTACGGTTACCTGCCTAACTACAGGTTGACGTTTCAGTGGGGGCAGCCGATCCGCCTCGACTACACGGACACGCAGCACGGCGGTAACTGGATAAACGGTATCGCGATATGCCGCGACCTGGGGAACGTGGAGAACTATCTACGGACGCACAGCAACCAGATAACACTCACTATTCGCCCGGACAAGTCGCGTGGTCTGCTTATGGTAGAGGTAGGTGACGGGCACTGGCTGCGCGGCCCCGCACCACGCCCAACCCTGCCCTCGGACCCGGCAAGCACAGGGTCGCTTCCGGCCTCTGAGTGCTATCGGTTCTATGGGGCCCGCAGGTATGCAGGGATAGAGGTAGCACCGCTCACCTTCACCGCGCCAACCATCAACAAGAGTAAACGGTATTTCGGGCCAGATCAGACCGCCAACGCCGCCAATGCCGTGGTAGGCGTCAACCTGCTCAGTACTTCGGATGCCAGCCAATCTGCGTCCATTACCATGCAGGACGACGGAGCCGGGAATCTCTCATACGCGCTAACCGCTACCAACACAACTAACACCGTTCCGCAGAAGATAGCGGACGTGATGATTATTATTCCCGAGACGTGGGGCCGGTCGGCTCCGGGGGTTCCGCTTCCGCAAAGCAGGCTATCGGGTGTGAAAGCGCGGGTGTTGGGCGTGTGGGATGACGCCACGCGTATGGGCATGATGAGCGGGCGGCTCATGCTCAACAACAAGAACAACCAGTACACGGGGCGGTTTGGTAATTATGCTATAGGCATTAATGGGGGGAACGGGCTTAACTACCAGCGCATTATGACCGGCGTGCTGGGAGCGGACCCGGACGGTATTCAGGTAACGCGCAACGATCCGTTCCGCTTTGCTCATGTTCCTATAAGGGATAAGTTCGCGGTGATGGATGTACCCATCGAGCAGGAGCTATGCCTGGATGGGTTCTGCATCTTTACTGCCGTTCGGCTTCTGGCAAGGAAAGGGAATATACACCCGGATTTCCTGAACTACATCCCGAACACGCCGCTGCCGCCCTATGGAGCAGGCTTCCCGTTCTACATCTTACCGAAGGGAACCGGGGCAAGTCCGGCCCTCCGGTTCATGCCGAACCAAACCGCTCTGTCCTGCCTGATGGAGCTAATCTCTCAAAGTGGCGACGTGGACCCGTACACCGGCACCAGTACGCCGCACTACATGTTCTTTGACCCGCTGGGCAATTTCCATTTCGAGCCATGGAATCCCGCATTGCAGACGCCGGTGAAATACTACAGCACGGGCGATACAGGTGACGGGCTCATTATGGATATCCGGGTTTACAACAGCGTGGCGCAGATGCGAACGAATGTCACGTTGCAGGCGCAGGACGCGCTGACGTATGAGTTGATGCAGTATAACCTGCCGCTGCCCGGCAACTACGGCGCGGTCGGTTACCGGTTCTCCGCGCTGGAGCGGAATCAGGCGTGGGGCACACCCGCCTACATGCAGAAGATAGCGAAGATTGCGGCGGTGCAGGCCAGCCTGCCGACTCAGGTCGTGCGGATAATGGTGCCGTTCTCTCCAATCGTGTTCCCTGGCAATATTGTTTGGATCGGGGAAGACAAGGCCCTTGGCCGGGCCGGACTCTTTACCGTGATGGAGGTCGATCAGGACTGGGGCATATCGGCCCCTGAATCGAATAGCGGGTTTCAAGACTGCCGTATGTGGCTAACTTGCCGGAGCATTGAGAACTCTATCCCGGTATAAGGACTGAATAGATGGCGGTAACCAAAGGCTTACCCACAATAACAGACATAACCACCATGTTCGATGCGTACGGCGGCATCCTCAAAGCGCAGGTGGCAAATATCGGGCTGGGGGACCCGCTCGAAAGCTCGTCTACACTGGCACGTAAGACTATCTCTGCCCGCGATAAGATAGCCGGTGACGGCACCACTTCGAATCCTGGACTTGCCAACAGCGATCTGCGGGGGATGTCTATAGCCACCGTCACGCAGTTGGTTGGGCAGTACCGGTACGATGTGCTGTTCGGCCAAAATCTGCGGAAGGAGTTCACTAACTGGGATAACTGGGTCCTCAATAATCTCCCCAGCGGATGGAGCTTCACCTCATCCTCAGCCCGCCCCCTATCTCTCTGGCTCCTACGAGGCAACGCCTGCCACGCCAACACGCCAGCCGCACCAACCTCTACCCCATCGCTCACGGCCACCACAGGCGGGCAGCTAGCCGCCGTATCCTCAAGCAACGCGCCGAGGGTCAAGGTGACGTACGCCTCGACTTCCGGGACTACGGACTGGTACGAGAGCCTGCCGAGTAGCGCGGCGTCTCAAGTGGCCCTGTCCGGGGTCAATAACGCTTATACCTTCACACTGTCCGGGAACGCCACGGCGACCGGGTACATGCGGGTCTACCGGCAGCTCTACAACAACGCGGGTGCGTCCGACCCCTATTACTATGATGGGCAGGTGGCGATTACGAACGGCGTGGCTCATCCGGCCTACACACTTACACAGGCCGACGTGCAGCTTCGCACGGACATCACGCCCCCGGTCTATATGGGCGGTACGGCTGGGCAGGGGCTTATCTTGCCGGAATCCGCAGCCCTGTACCTGTTATCCTACGCCACGGCGCAACAAGGGGCTGGTGCGGCGTCCGGCTTACTCTCATTCAATGCGACCGCGTTCATGGACCCGTACAATGTGGCGCTTAATCCGTTGTACACCGACTCATCGCTGACGAATGCCTATCTCGGCGTTAATAACCCGCTGTCAACCGCGCTGATGGGGAACTGGGTAAGCACGGCGTTTACCTCTGGCTCCGTCTCCACGGCCAATATCGCAGCCCAGGCGCGGCAGGGGTATGGAGGCGCGGCGAACGGGGTTCAATTGCGGGTGACGGGGGTTCTCAACAACGCGGCCACAGTGACCGGCTGGACCTACAAGTACTTTGACAGCACGAACCCCACCTCATTGCAAACAGCCACTATTACGGGGCAGTCGTTGGCCCTGTCGGCGGCATCCGGGTCCACAGCCAGCCTGAGCATAACCGCGGGGCGGCTTGTCCAGCAGTTCACCAGTTTAACGGTGACCGTGGCGACGACCGGCACCATAGCCATAGAGGCCATCGTGCCGAGGTCTATCTAGTGCCGACAAGCATTATCGCCCGTTCGCAGGTTTGCCCGGACGCCGAATACGACATCGTAGAGACAAGCACGATAACCGGCACGGTGAACTCATACGGAAATGATATAGCAATTGGCGGGGTTTCCGCTTTGCATCGAACCTGGGCGTATACCGCCCTGGGCAATACGTTGTCGTTGAGCGTTGTCGGGCAGCAGCTACAGAGTACCGATCAGACACTTACCAGCCTCACAACAGCACTCGAACCTTACGGGTCAGGTACATCGGTAAACATTACGTTCCCGCAATATAAAGCAGTCTGGGGGAACCCTACGTATATCGGGTGGCTGCTTACGGGCAGTTTGCGAGAGGAGAATACGAGCAGCGCGCTCACGAACTACACGGTTAATCCGTTTGTCAGGTCTGCCGCAGATTACAATTTCCCATCGTCCACGCCGTTCTCGTGCGCTCCTACGGATTCCCCGGCAACGGCTAACTGGGAAATAAGAAGTCGGTGGGGCGTCGTCAACTGTGGAGATCCGACTATCTTGCCCGATGGAGGCGAGCCGTTTGTCTTGTGGACAAAGAAGCCGTGTGATGCAGACTACAGGGACCGCTGGAAACTGAACACCATCAACAACTTCCACGCCAGGAGCGATGCGGAGTTTCCGTATATGGGAACGCGATCGGGAGGTTTCGGCCAGGGCCATGGAGCTTGCCTATATCATGATGGCTCCGATTTGAATATGAACGGCTACACGAATTTCAAGAACTGGATTCTCGCGCAACTGACAACTTCGGGGCCGGTAACAAAATCGCTGGATTGCTGGGTAGGATTTCCGCGCAACTACGGAGTCGCCTTGACAAAGACATACCAGACGCCGGGCAGCAGTGCCACGTACGTGTACACGGTGACTACGAAGGTCACGGTTACCGGAATGCAGTTGATTGTGTATGTCGGGTTTGACGGGGAGACCAGCGTGGATAATACGGCGGGTGAGCCGGTTGCGGTGGACGTGTTCGAGGACAAGTTCATTGCGTGCGCGTGGACAACGGCAAGCGGTACGAATGGGAAGAAGCAGCTTTATATCGGTATCCAGCCTGCATTGACTGCCAATATCGGGAGCGGCAGCGGGTCAACGAGTGGTTGGGAAACTTACCTGTTCGGTGACATAGATACGCGCAGCGAGGTCGGTCTCTGCTATTTGCCTAACGGGAACCTGGAGGTAATGTTTGATGAGTACGCCGGGACCGTTAAGACTGTGAGATACATAGTGAATCGCAACTTCGGGCGTAAGCCGCTCACCAACTGGAGCAACAGGGCCACCGTGACGGCAGACGGCAGCCAGAGCCTTTCGTCGGGGCGGGCCATGGGGCAGGGCTGGAAATTGAGAGTAGGTAGCTAATGGCAAGTGTTTATGTGTCCGATCAGTTCCGGGGTGACATTCTGGCGGCGGTCCACAATCTCGGGACTGGAACGTACAAGGCGATCCTGCTCGGCACCGGGTATACGCCGGACCCGTCTCATAAGTTCGTGTCTGATGTTTCTGCGCAGGAGATAAGCGGGACCGGATACGCAAGCGGGTATGCGGGCGCGGGGCGCAAAACCATCAGCAGCCCGACCGTCACCATAGACACGACAAACCATTATGCCTACTTCACGTATACGGTGGCGACGTGGACCGGCATCAACGCTGGAACGATTCGATATATTGGAATCTGGAAGCCGAACACCAGCGATGCAGACAGCAAGATTATCTGTATTAAGCAACTCGATCAGGATGTGGTTACGACGGGTGTAGATTTCACCTACACGGTGCCGGCCACCGGTGAGTTCCAGCTTTGAGTACTATCGTAATTCCAGCGAACGGAACACCGTTCACGTATAACGCCGCTGGAACTACGGTCTCATTTGATATCCCATCTGGATTCGTTCCCACTTCCGGGCAATGGGATATGACAGGCAATCAGTTGCTTGGCGGGAGTGGGCACACCGACACCCTAACCATTGGTGCGGATGCCGTTGCGTTTGCCCCTCAAGGAACCGGGGCGTTCTCCGAAAGCGTTGCCGTTTCAGCCGGGCAGCTTGCCAGCATCGCAGCCGCGGCGGGAAGCAGTGTAAGCGTTGATGTCACTCTGAGCCCAGGCGGCGTTACGTTATGCCAGGCAGGCTCGTTTACGCTCACCTTGATAGGCACCGGGCCGGTTACCGAATCGGTCGGCACAATGAGTATGATATCCGCGTTCTATGCGGATCCGTCCACAACCAATCTGGCAGTATCCGGATCCAGTGCGTCAGGTGCGAAGCTGGGGCCGATTACGGGTAGCGGAGGACTGACGAAGGCAGCCAAGATGAGTGTGAGTAGTAGTCCGAGGGCGCGAATCTAATGCCGATTACCGGGGTGGCGGGCACCGCAGTACAGCAGGCTGCGCTCAAATTTAGCCAGTGCCGGGATAACCGGGGGGCGGCATGGACAACAGCGGTAACGGTTGCGGCGGCTTGCGACCTGGTTTCTGCTGGTGGGGCATGGCTCGGTAATCGGATGGGCGCGCTCTACACGGTCACCAGTGGCAATACAGCGCAGGTCTACTGGAAGTGGACCCCTAATCCGAACGATTGGACTATAAACGGCCCGTCCACGGTAAGCGGGGTAACGGGTCGGGTCTATGGGCTGGCATGTAATCAGGTTGGGAATCTGTGCGCCATGGTGGGGAAGACGCCGGTGATATCCCATAACGGCGGTTTGACGTGGGCGCAGAAATCGGCAATATCAGCGTTGCCTGCTCAGTACACGATTACAGCCTTCCTGCACTACTTCGTTATAGTCGCGCCGTCTGGAACCCGGGTGACACACTATGTAAGCCGGGACGGTGGAGAGACGTTTCAGTGAACGATAAACTATTCTGGATAGCTATTCGCCGCGCTCTTCTTGCCGCGTGCAAGGCCATTGCTGAGCGATACGATCTGAAGCTCACGGATGAGGAAAAGGCCGTTTGACACTGAAGCGAGCAAAGTCGTATAATGAGGCAATAGGTTGCGGAGGGCGGTGAACGGACGACGTAGCCGCTAGCGAGCGACGCGAAAGCCCTTACGGGGTCTATGCCGGGTAGCGACCGGTTCCGCAACCTTTTAACTTTATAACCACGGCCTCACGGTAAACACCGTCCCGCCTGCTTGAATGAGACGCCTTGAGCGTTTTGTTTCGGCAGGCGTTTTTTGTTTATCAGGCAATCCTTCCCCGGCTACTTTGGACGGGAACCGGGGAGCGGATTGAGGCAGCCCTGACGCGGGTCAGGGTGCGAAACGCGATTCGCTGTAGTGATGCGCGAATCCTCTAACGCGGGAGAACACAAATGCCGGAATACGAAACAGTCCTCACGTTTGAGGATTTAGACGCAGAGGGGCAATACACATGGAATTTGGAAGCGTACGCAATGGCCTTAGAGAACGAGCTGGCAATAAAAGCCCTCAACATCTCAGATCCACAAACGCCGCCGAGACCCGTGCCGCCTCGTCCTCCGCGCCCGACGATCCCTCCTCGTCCGACGCCTCGCCCCGTCCCCGAACGACCCCCGTTCGTGGACCCGTGGGCCTAAGAAGCCGCGTAGCGAGGAGGCTGAGATTAATGCTGAAGCATGAGAATGGAGAGGACCGGCTCTTCACCAGAATACAGGCGCTAGGCGGTGCCCTATTAACTATGTTTGCTCTTATGGGGATTTACGTTAAGTTTAGCAATGATAACGTAGTCCGGGATGAGAGATTGAAGTTTCAGGACTATCAAATCTCGGAAGAGCGCAACGCCAGGCGTGAAGAAAACAAGGCCCTTAAGGACGGGATGATTGAGTTAGCCGGTTCCGTGAAAGAGCTTGCAAGAGAGATACACCCAATTATCCAACCGACACTGCGGATCAACAAATGGCTGGATGAGGCTCCAAACGGGCCGAGAGGTAAGTGATGACAGATTCGACGCTCGAAGCTATTGGTACCTACATCCTGATTCCGCTTGTTGGCAATATGGCTGTCAACGTATACAAGGCTTACCTGCAACACAAGGAGGCCAAAAAGACCAAAGAGGTTGCGGTCAAAGTTGATGAAGCAGCAATCAAGGTTGAAGAGGTTCGAACCAACCTTGTTGCCAGCAACGCGCACACGAACGACAAATTGGATCAGATCCACCAGCTTGTAAACGGAGAGATGAGTCGGCAAAAGGAGAAGACTGCGGTAGCTCTCCGTAGGCTCGCACAGGTGACTTGTGACGCCGCAGATATACAAGATGCGGAGAAAGCCGAAGAAGCTTTTCTGGAACATCGGGCCAAATTGCAGCGGGCAGAGTACCGTGCAAACCCGGACTTGACGCCGGATAAGGACAAACAATTATGACACTCGATTTCCTGTATTGGTTCCTTTTACTCATCATGCTCATCTTTGGAGGGTGGCGCGGCTTCGGCCCTAATGGTGACCGCTGGTACTTTGGTGGCTCACTGATATGGCTGGCGTTGCTTGCGATAATCGGGCTGAAGCTGTTTGGCTCACCTTTGAAAGGCTAACTATATGACAACACTTCATATTCAAGTCGCGGTCAAGGTGCGCTTCGCATTTGTTGACTGGTTTAAGTTCGAAAAGTTCGTGGACATCGCGCTACCGACACCCTTACCTGTCGCATTCCCCTCGAAGATACTTGTGAACGAGCGAGGGGTGTTCTTGAAGGTGTGGGCATAGGGAGGGCGTATGTGCTGGATTAATAACTATCCTTATCAGGGCGTGTGCTGTGGCTGTGGCTGCTTCCCGTGTAGATGCGGCACTACGGTACAAACTACCACTCCCGCATGGGCCTTCCCGCCCGCAAGCGATCTCAATGATCGCCTAACCCGGATCGAACGAAAGCTCGATCTCATTCTAAACAAGGAGAATCGTATCATGGCAACAATCGCGGACCTTCAAGCCGAGGTCGCACAGGAAGACACCGTCATCGACAGCGCGGTAACCCTCATTAAAGGACTTGCCGATCAGGTAGCGGCACTCAAACCCGATCAGGCGGCAATCGACGCGCTGGCAGCGGATATTCAAGCGAAGTCCGATGCACTGGCAGCAGCGGTTACCGCCAATACGCCCGCAGCCTAACCACGACGGGGCCGGGAAACTGGCCCCGAAGGATTTTAGATGAACCTACCAATGACAAAGTATTGTGATAAGTGTGGGAAGCCTGTGTATATGGCAGGGCTAACGTCCGCATCAACTAACAATGCTACGAGCGTTCTTATGTGTACTTGCCATTTCGCCAACGTACAAATAGACTGCTCATCTCTCAAAAATTTCAAAGTGATTAACACGTCCGGGACTCAATCGTTATGACACCGCCATTCCGAGAACGCCTCCTCGCCGTAGCTCAGCACTACGCTGACGCTCACGTCAAAGAGCAAGGCGGCAACAACAGAGGCCCGGAAGTCGATCACTTCCTCCGTGTCGTGGATGTGCCTCCGGGAGAGCCGTGGTGCGCTGCGGCTGTTGTGACGTGGGCGTGCGAAGCCTATTTGAAATCCATCAATGACACCACGCCTACAGCGGAGGATTTCAAGCATGCCAAGATATGGCTCGGCTTAAACTACTTCGCACCGTCGCCTGCCGTGGCGCTTATTGAGGCGAATGCTAAGAAGCGCGGAATCTTTTGGAATAAGGCGTGGACGCCGACGCCCGGATCGTTGGTCATTTACCATTTCCCGACAGGGAGTCATATCGGCGTTGTGGTGAAAGACCGCGGCCCCACACTCGACACGATTGAAGGCAATACCTCAGACGGAAACGCGCGGGATGGTGACGGTGTATTTGCCCGCACCCGCGACAAGAAGTATGTCGCAGGTTATGTGGACCTCGGCAATCAGTAGTTCGAACTATTCGAATAACTCGATAAGTTCAGTCAAGCAAGGAGCAAGACCATGAGCGTTGCAACACCACCAATTAACGCACTACTCGTTGACACCTACGGAGGGACGACGGGCATTGAGGACCCTTCCTTGTATGTGACAGGCAGGTCTTCACAAGGCAGTCTGGGTAGTTGGGAAGTAGAGGACGCGACTGGCGTGATGGTGGCGGGTCCGGCAAAGTCTATCAGTTATGCCTACGTTGACCCGTTGCATCCCGTACTCGGCGTCAAATGCACGATATTAGTAGAAGGACGCCGGTACGACCAAAATTCACCGGACGGGGACGATATGGGGCCGGGGTTTGCCCGCGTGGACATCACGAAATTGTCCACGGGCAAGATGACAATTGGTGCGGCTATTGGAGACGGTAAGGCCGTATTTGATTCCCAGACTAAAGAGGTTGGTGTACTGGGGCCGACGTTGATTATCAAGTAGGCTGGGCGTTACGTTTAAGCATCTCTCACTAGCAGATAAAGCAGGAAACCATGAACATTAACAGTGGCGGATCGGCAATCAGCGGGTATCTGGCAGACCAGTGTTTTACAGGTGGAACAGCTCCCTCGCCTCGCGGTCCTGTGCCTGCACCATTTGATACAGGGCGTTATGGAACGAGCTTCAGTTATGCGGTGCCTGCCTCGAATGGGCCACACCGCTTGCAGTTGGGGTTCTCAGAATCAGGCGGGTATGCCACGGGGCAGCGCGTCTTCAAAATCCTTGTCAATGGCGTGGCGTGGTTAAGTCACTTTGATGTATATGCCGAAGTCGGCGCTAATACGCCGGTCATCAAGACTATCGACTGCGAGGCAGTTGCAGGATATATCACTCTCACTTTTACCGGAGTTGTTGGCAATGCGTTCGTAAACAGTATCCAGCTAGACGAAGGGCTATCTGTGGACGAACAGATTCTAAATGAACTCCGAATCCAGACACCATTAATCCAGCGTCTCACTAACGCACTCACCCCGCCTGTAGGAGCTTAAACCAATGTCCACGCCATTCACACTATCCGAATTGAAGACAGAGCTTACCACGGACCCAAAGAGTCTCGGACTTGCTGCAAAGGATGACGGCCCCGCCGCAACAGCCTTAAACGCGCTCACCGGCGCCGGTACAGATAACGTACCCAACGACCCGATCACGTCCTCGCAGTTCATCGCACTCCTGGACGGTAGTGAGGTGTCCAACCTTACATTACCAGACCAGGGACTAATCAACATGTACACCACACCTGGTGAAGTGGAGATCGGCAGCGAGAACGTTCAAGCGGCCCTGGTTGGCGAGAGCGGGATTTTCACCGAGGGCAACTTCCCGAATAGCCGCGCTGCAATTATCGCGGAATCTACGCGCCTTGGATCTCGTGCAGAGTTCCTTTGGGGCAACGGCATACATATCACCAGCGACCAAGTTGCAGCGGCCCGCGCGCTCTAAGGAATGCCATGATCGACCGCGACAAGTTAACTGAATATCTGAAGGCGGACCCCGACAAAAAGGGGTTCGCCGCCCTCATTGAGGAAGGCCGACCGAATGCGCTGGCTGCCTTAATGAACGAGAAGTCGGACAATAAAACTCCCAGTAAAGCCGAGGAGATGTTTGGTGACGGATCGTTCGTAACGGACGAAGACTGTTCGCTGGTGGTCTTTGCCTACTACGAAGAGATAGCTCCTGAGCATGGCGGGGCAAACGGACCGATTGAATCAGAAGAGCCGGGAGAACCTGAGTAATGGCAACTACCTTCAAGAAGGTCCGCAGTGCGCTCGTTACCGCTACGATTACCCAGGCGTCTCTCGCTAACTCTGCGGGCCGTGTAAGTACGCAGATAGACTTGCAGGATGGTAACAGCCAACTCCCAGAAGAGATACTTGTGGAGTGGTTCTTCACCAACGGCACGTCTCCAACTTCAGGCAACGCTACGGAGCTTCATCAGGTATGGGGTGACGACGAGGGCACGGCTCACATAGACGGAGGGTTGGCGGCTACAGACACCGGATACACGACCGGCCCGCCTACCGCCTCCACGATTCGCAGTCTTGGAATCGAACAGTTGTTAGCCTTCGTATCTGGAGGAACGACCGGTGAAGCGTTCAAGGGTTCTATCTTAGTTCCTGTGCGTGCGCGCTATTGGAGCGGCTACGTTTACAATGGTTCAGGCGTGACGGCTAACAGCACGGCGGGTAACTTCTGGCTCCGTGTTACACCAATCTATCACTCAACAACCTAATGCCATCTCAAAGACCGCTACTGATTCCGAAGAATGCGATTATGGACCCGGAGATGTGCGCGAGGTTTGGGCGTCCGGTGATGGCTATTCATTCGCAGTGTGGAGCGGTCGCACCGGCAGGAGGCGGCGTCGTATTCAATAAGGGGTTGGCGGGTGGGCGAGGTGCCGCCAGCACAGACTATACGTTTGACCGGGGGGCTATTCGTAAGACGGCAGGCTCCTTGAATACAGTCGATTTCGGACGCGCTAAACTGTGGGAACCCGCCGATTTCGTCACAGTATGGTCACACCATGCGCCTACTAATTTCGCGGGTGTTCCAACTTCTTTCGGTAACACCGCAAATACTGCACTTCACGGATACGAGCTCGGAATTAACGGTTCAGGCAACTCTCGGTTTTTCTGCTCAGACGGTACGAGTAAATCCATCGTTTCAACCGCGACCCTGACAAACAATGTGATTATTACGCAGATGGGCGTTGCGGCCATGGGTGTGGCGTGGGGCGGACTATACATCAACGGGAACCTGCAAACGGTGACCGGCGCAGCCACTCCAGGCGTTCCGACTTACGCGACGAATATGCATCTTTGCTCGCGCCCTTCAACGAGTCTCGGAGCGATCAATATTTATCAGGCATTGATTTGGAACAAGGCGCAGCCTCAATATTTGGCGTATCTTTTGGACCGCGATCCTGATTTGATGTGGTGGTGGCCGGGCAAGACGAATAATAAGGTGTATTTCGTACCTGCGGGTGCGACTACCGTGTTGTTCCGTAGAAGCATTGAACCTCGTATCGGATCTCGTGGGCGCATCATTGCAAGTGGAGGCTTATAGATGCCGGGTACGCTTAAACAATCACAAACGGCCCAGCCAATCCTAATCGGCCCGGTCATTCTTGCATCCGATCATATCTCGGCGGCTACAGGCAAAACGTTAACGGTCACCATCAGCAAGAACGGGGCAGCGTTCGCCTCCCCTGCTGGAGCTGTGACAGAGATAGGCTCTGGATGGTACAAGATCGCAGGGAACGCCACGGACACCGGCACTCTGGGGCCTCTGGCTATCCACGTGACCGAGGCGAGTATTGACCCGTACGACGATAAATACGATGTTGTGGCTTATGATTTACAGGATGCGGTTAGGCTGGGACTGACAGCGCTGCCGAACGCTGTTGCTGGTGCTAATGGAGGGCTGCCTACGGGGAACGCCTCGGGGCAGGTCGTAGTGTCATCTACGGCTTCCGGGGCGATTGCTGCCGCCAGTTTCGCCTCTAACGCCCTTGACGCCGTTTGGTCTACCGCCACCCGCCTGCTCACGGCAGGTACTAATATCGTGCTTGCCAAAGGTACGGGCGTAACCGGATTCAACGATATCGCTGCGACCTCCATTGTCTCCAGCGGCGCGATTACGACGAGCGGTGGGGCTGTGTCTACCGTAACGACATTGACCAACGCGCCTCCAGATAGTTCAGGAGTGACGACGCTACTCTCCCGCCTTCCTGCGGCCTTTTTCGCAGGTATCACGTCCCTGGCTCAGTGGCTCGGCGCAATAGCTGGAAAGCAGGTAGGTAACACCACTGCCCGCACCGAGATTAACGCAACTGGAGCCGGGTCTGGAACCTATGACGAAACGACGGATTCAAATCAAGCGTTGCGCGATCGCGGTGATTCAGCATGGACAACAGCGACGACCGTAGCGGTTACGAGCAACATCAAGAAGAATCAGGCTCTATCCGGCTTCACCTTCGTAATGATCGATTCGTCCGATCACGTAACAGGCAAGACGGGCCTCACCGTCACCGCTACCCGCTCCCTTGATGGCGCGGCCTTTGCCTCCTGCGCGAATGCCGTTTCTGAGATAAGCGCGGGCGCATATAAGATAGACCTCGCGGCGGCGGACCTGAACGGAAACTCCGTTCTCTTGAAGTTCAGCGCAACGGGCGCGGATACCCGATTTGTTGAGGTGGTTACACAGCCGTGATAACCATAAGGGCGTAATCGTGACTAGTTACTACGGAAAACTGACGAGTGTTCGGAGGGTTGGCGGGCTGGGGCTCCTGCTTTCGTGGAGTGCCGGTGCCGGTGTCACGCTACCCCTCATAATCTCCACCTACGCCGTGGCAGACGGCACCACCATCTCTGCGTCAGGTGACACGGTAACGGTCTCGGCTTATATGGGCACGGAAACGGAAGGCGGCGGGGTGGCTTAATGGCGGAAGCAATAGCGCAGATGAAGCTGGGGGAGAAGCGGCCCTTCTACGGGGTCGCCACAGTTGATTCCGGCACACTCACAATCAACAGCGCGACGTGTACGCTGTTTGATTCAACCGGAGCCGCCATTACCAGCAGGACCGGGCTTGCCGTGACAGGCAGTGACAGTGCAGCGGCTTCGGTGCGGTCATGGTACGACCTCGACACCACATCGCCTACCGTGCTGACGGCGGGCTGGTACACGTTGGTGTTCTATATGCTGTGTACTGGGAGCGATGGGTTGGCAAGGACGCTGGAGCCTGCTATTTCGATTGAGTTGACGGCGGTGACGTAGGCAGCAAAAAGGGCCGGGAATTAACCGGGCCCCAGATGCCTGGAAAAAGCTCACGCCTACTATGTGATTATACCGCCACCATCGGCATTCTACTCGAAACCATTTCCTTTCGAGTAAACCTTGCCACTTCCTGAACTCTCTTGCGAGTAGGTAGGCAGGAGGACGCCACACCTTACTCGTTTCTGAGCCTTTTGCACTTCCTTACAAAGAGGACTCCCGTATTTCAGTATCCAGCGGTTTTTGAAAAAGACCACATCCTCACTCCAATACCTCCCGCCGATACGCTGACGGGTCCTTGCTCGGCGGCTTCTTACTCAACTTCGCTTGTATGGCGTCCATTTGGGCCTTGCGTGATTGATCTGGCTTTGGGCCAGTAAGGTCGCGACGTGGCAATAATCCTTTGTCTGGCTTGGCTGGTGCACTCATCTTATTTGCTCCTCATGGAAATGCGCTGCCGATGACTCTGATTAATCTCGCGCTGCGCGGGTGGTGTGATTGGTAGTGCGTGCGGCTGGATCGGCTGTATCTGTGCTGGCTGCTTGAATCCGAGCTTGTCCTCGGCAACCTGAAACAGGTGTATCGAACCTTCCCGTAAATAAACCTCGGTTGTAGCAAGTCGCTCATGTCCGAGCAGGGCTTGAATGTCGCGCATCGGGGCGTTGTTGCGGTGCATTCGGTCTGCCGTGTTGTGGCGGATACTGTGAGGCAGGAAGTTCTTTGCTCCTCGCATCTCTGCGGCTGCCGCAATATCCCGGAGAAGAGTGCGGAGCCCAACGTCACCAAGCCGCCTGTTATGGTCAATGGCGAACAGGAAGTCGTGTTTGCAGGTTCCGCGCAAATCCCTCCATGCAATGATCGCGGCGTGAGCGGCACTGATTAGCGGTGTCTCACGTGTTTTCTGACCCTTACCGTTGCGGACTATTAAGCGGCGCTCACGCCCGTCTTCGCTCATCACAACATCATTCAGCCGCAAGTTCATCAGCTCCGTTCGGCGGATAGCGCAGTACGTAAATATTGAGAGGACCGCCTTACCCATTGCGGCGCGGCGCGCATCTGCTAAACGGTCACAGGCGACGAGATATGCCTGTACCTCCTCGTCCGTAATATGCTCACGCTCAGCGGCGTCTAGTTGCGGCTTGTCCAGTTGCATCGCAGGATTCGCTTCAAGGCACTTCTTCTTCTCAACCATCCATTTACCAAAGTTGCGCAGCGCGTCGATATGCGCGGTCCGTGTTCGAGGCCGATCACCCTTGTTAGTCCGATAGGTAATCCAGGCATAGAGAACTTCATAGTTGAAATCGATTACTGTAGGGGTCGCGCCGGTCGCCTCCAGCCAGAGAATGAACGCACGAATCCGGCTGCCATACGACTTTATAGTCGTGCGCGGATTGTTATCATTGCGCATCTTTGTGACGTATTCGTTGACGAGCACTCGAAGCGTCATTGATTCCGCCTCCTAGTTTAGGTATATATTTGATAGTGGAATAATAACGGCTATTCTGCCAATGCGCAAGGTAGACTCAGGCGTTCTTGTAAAATATTGTCTACACTATTCGGCCTTGTGGCAGGGTATAAGTGGTTACTCGGCAGGAGAGCGGTACAGTAGGAAAGGGGGTACGTGGTAAGGGGTGGGAGTTTTACTTCGGCAGGTTTGGGTCGGCTGGTAGAACGAAGCGCTCTACCGCTGAGCCAACCGCCCTGAAGTATTCTACTATAGCACATGGCGGGTGTTTCCTCAACGAATACAGAGGTAGATCAAGCGGTGTCTACATGTATATAAAGGTAGAATTTTAAGGTCGTCGGTTAGAACTCCAGTACTGCCCAATGATCACGTTCGGTAGAATTTGGCTATGCTGCCGCACCAAAAAGCACTTCAAGGGCGTCTACTGCTTTCCGTCTTGTTACTACGGGAAGCCGCTCCAAGAGCTTTCTTGCGCGGTCTAGATCATCGCTCGATACCGACGAAGCAGGCGGCGGGAATACGCGATTATGGACCTCAACTGCCTCTAGCTTCAGTGCTTGAGCAATACCAGGAATAGACCTTGAGCTAGGAAGACTGTCTCCTGCTTCCAGCTTCGCCCACATACCGCGAGTGATGCCGGATTCCTTAGCTGCTTCTTCTTGGGTTAGGTCCAAAGCTCTGCGTTGTTCCCGCAACCATTCATTGAACGGTTGCACTGACTCACCTCCTTTCTCAAACTGTATAACCGCATTATACAATAAAGGTATGTGAAATGCAATACACAGAATGTATAATGTATATTGACATTGCCCGGTAAAAATGATAGAATTCCCAAATAGGCACCACCCGGTGCAAAGGGGGAGTTAATGACCGGTTCCGATTACAAGCATGAAATGATCCGAGCCCTCCGCAAGCTCAGCGGTATGACGCAAGCAGAGCTGGCTGAGAAGGCAGGCGTATCACGCATGATGATAAGCCTGGCCGAAAAAGGCTCATACCTCCACTTCGACCGCCTCAAGTTAATAGCTGAAGCATTCGGCATCCAGCCAAAAGATTTACTCCGCGATACAGTTCCCGAAAAAACATTTGCCTGATTTTGTGAATATCTATTGACATTATGTATAACAGTGTTATACAATGTACTCGTAAGCTAATTCAACCAACCGCTTAGGAGACATGCCCAAATGAAAACAGCAACTAGGCCAATCAATGTATGCCTTGAGTGCTACGAACAGAGCGATTGCAAGTGCTTCATGCTTCCTCACATGCAGGGCGGCCCTAACAACAACTTCGGAACGTGTGAAGTCAAGGGGTGCAAAAATCGCGGTCCGCGTATCCATTGCGATCACGTTGACAACTACCTAGCAGTGAGTGAGGACTGATATGAAAGGCCAAATCAGAGGCATGGGGCGCGGAGCGAGCGTTAGAGATGGTGACGTGCAGATCACGATGACCTCAGAAGCCCCGGAAGAGCAACCGTTCTTACGCGCACTCTTTGAACAATGGTTTGAAGGGTGGTCACCTGAAACGGACGCGGTTTTAATTAACGTATTTGGCCCGATGTTTGAGCGCAACGGGTGGACAGCCCCTATTCCCATGACGGTGATTGATAGAGTTTACGGATCGGTTGAGGAGACACCCACCACCGGCTGCGGCAAGAGCCAGCCTAGCTAATCACTACTTTACGAGGAGCCCGAAGCCAATGCCAACTGAACCATCACAAATCAATACAGCACACTTCGAATCGGTTTACCGGCAGGTCAATGTACGAGCTATTGCTTCACTTGTGGCTGCTGCTTATCCAGGGCGTGCGGAGGCTGTTCGGCAGCTAAAGTCAATCGTGAGCAATTTGAACCTTGCTGAAGCAGTAGCACTGATTGATGAAGCCACCACCGCCTAACGTGGCCCCGGCCACCACCAGAGAATGAGGGAGATTGAGAAGATGACGGTAGTGATTGCACGAGACTTAAGCAAGCCAGTACGGAAGCTGACGAAGACGGTAGCGCGGCGCGTGTTGCGGGTCGTTGACGCGGGGCTCTGTAAGGGCGTCGGTGAAGCGGTTCCCGGTCAAATGGGCGCGGAGGCTGCCATATGCTACGCCTACAATCTCCCGCATGGTGACGAACCGTCATGTGTTGAGCCTTGCATTCGGTCATTCAAGATTAATCTGAATGACGCAGCATGGTCCAGCAATGAGGCACGAGCCAAGGGGATGAGACGGGCTGCTCTTGCCCAACTCGGATCAAAAGGTGTCGTTGACCCTGTTAAATGGTCACGCATCGTTGCCCTGCAAACCATCAAGATTATCGTTCCAGAGGCGTTGCGGATAGCAGCAAAACTCCACTCTCAAGAGATGCATAAACTAGCGTTGGAAGCGGCTGCCGTTAAGTGCGAACAGTCCGAAGGACTTGACGCCGCCAGTGACGCCAGTTACGCCGCCAGAGCCGCCGCCAGAGCCGCCAGTTACGCCAGTTACGCCAGTTACGCCAGTTACGCCGCCAGAGCCGCCAGTGACGCCGCCAGTTACGCCGCCAGAGCCGCCGCCAGAGCCGCCAGTTACGCCAGAGCCGCCAGTTACGCCAGTGACGCCAGTTACGCCGCCAGAGCCGCC